AGATTGGAGTAGTTTTGTCGTCATTAAGAGGATTATCACAGCCTCTGCTCAGGACGCGGGGTCGGCAATTTGTTTCCTATTAACCTCACGACTACCCCCGGCAGCCGGACCCGCCTCTTCATAGTATGCTGGTCAATGGCGGTCATCATCACACTCCAGCACCCGAATATTGGGGATGTTGATATCGCAGTTGCATCCCATCTGCGTGACTGTTTACCCTTCTGGGTACAGGGTAGCCATGCCCTTGCGCCCGCCTGCGGCGGTCGTCTACACAAGTCTCTGTTAGAGCACCTAGTGTTATCAATACAGATAACGTCCATCCTTCACCGCTCAGGTCTGGCTTGTGCGGGTTCCTCTGGCGAGGGATGTCTGTAGGATTTATGCTGCACCGTTATCGACGGGTGTCCTATGCGTAACTCCTACGTTTGGAAAAGAGCAGACCCTCGCTTACGCGGGGGTTCCGTGCCTCTCCTCGAGCAAAGTCAGGGCTCGTTCCTGTGTTTCCGGCGTCGGACCCGAGGGATTCAACGCGATGGAGGTGAGTTCTGCGTCCGTGTACTCACTCATCGTGCGGTCGGACTTCGGCTTCTTGTCTGAAACCTCGATACCAACGGCACGAAGACGCTCTTTGTTCTTTTCGAGAAGACTCATAGTCCTCATTCCTTTCACTTTGTTGGAAATTCATCAGTCCTGTAGCGGCTATCTCGAACAACGAGATCCAGCGAACCACCCAACGTGAACGACCCGCACGACCTGCGGGTCACCATGCCGACCGAAGGTCGGCTAAAGGCCCGGAGGGCTCCTTAGGACATAGGACAGAACTAAGTCTGTACCACTACCTATTATAAAATATATATACAACCTAGGGTAAAGACTATAGGTAGACTATATCTATAACCCCAACTATAGGTACATACTAGATATAGGGGGTAGTAGTAGTGGTAGATACTAGGGGTAGTACTATAGGTAATGAGTAGGTCCTAGGCCGCGAAGCGGTGGTATGGTCTCCACTCTTCAATAGAGCAAATCATATCGTCATATAGAAACCCAGTATGGGCCTCCCTCAGACACAGTCCTTCGAGTGTGGCTGAGGGAGGGGAGAGCACAAAGCTCTCCACCTCCGGGCTTGGGCGGTCTTTACATCAGAGGACCGAAACGGTTGGAGCGTTCGCAATCACAGAGGTGCCTCCATGAGTATTGCGAAAGTCCTTCCACCAGTTCTTCTTCAGAAGACCGTCAGGAGTGGAGCCGGGATGCCAACCGGAGCTGAACTGGAATTGGCATTCAGGGAATGCCTGCCAAGTCAGCAGGTAGGTCAGTCTCCGATGTCCCGTACTGTTCTGTACCTCGAATGTGGGGATTCCTTGCTGGAATGTCCACAGACTTGAGGGACGAGTACCCAATGGCAGGTTCGCCATTTGCAGGAGAGCCATGATTTGCAGAGGAGGCATGATACCTTCCTTCTCCAAATCTTCCTCCTTGATCATATGCTGATTCAAGAAGTGGATCGCCTGAGCTCGGGAACCGTTGAACTTAACGGAACCCTTGGGGATCATCTCGACACTCAGCGGTCGAATGCTGACAGTGCGAGAGTTTGCAGCAGTTGTCACTCGTCCATTACGGATGATGTCAACACCATGGGCCGTAATACAGATGAGCGAAATCCCGTAGTTGGTGTGTTCAGGCATCAGGTGAAAAGCCATAGGGGACTGGTCACCTGTGTGCTGCACACTCGTTGCGGGCTGTGCGTCCAAGGATCCATCGGTTTCGGATCCAAACAATGAGATTGGGTCTGTCATAGCAGACTCCTTTGGGTTAAGGGAAGACAACATATCTTCCCACAGAAAGCCTTGGGATGGCTCTAGCCCATCCCAAGGTCGGCGGTTAGACGAGAGGTCAGATGTCTTCGCCGCAGCGAATGCATACAACATCGTCTGAGAAGTTCAGGGTAGTACCCTGAGTTCTCTGCCCTGTCAACTTGGACAGGACATCCTCTCCATGAAGAATGCGGTGAGCATCCAGCATGGAAGAGTTAACCTCACCAAGGGCGTTAGCCCCTACCAGAACGCAGTCGAACTTCTGCTCGCTCTGGAAACCCTTCTTGTGCAGACTAAGCTGGCAATCAGCCATCTTAGTTCCGTCTGCAAAGAACAGGAACTTCGTAGCACAGCCGTATCCTTCCGGATCTTCTGTGTACGGAGTAACCTGAACCGTGGCGGATCCGGCTTTTGGACCGAACCCTCCCGGCTTGGGGATGCGAATGGTCAGCGTTCGTTTCTTGCCCTCATAGTAATGAGGCACAACGACATGAGCGCCAGCCCACTCCACAAGCGACACGCTGGGGTAGCCATCGTTTGCCATAGCAGAGGCAAACTCTGAAGCATACCAACGCATCATGTGAGCGTGGTTACTGGGAGCCCAAGGAAACTGCTGACGATACACGCCCAAGAAAGGACGTGCAACATTCTGAGTCACCCACTTAACCGCTTCTTCCTTGTCCCCTTGCGAAGACAAGCTAAGACCACGGCGGTCAAGTTGAGCCATCAGGAGTGAAGAAGGTTTGGGATCACTCCCAATCAACTCCTCTCCATCAGCTTCCAGATCAAGGAATGCACACGCAAGAGTCTTTTCCATGGCACCGTAGTTAACCGGTGACATGCCGCTCTTAAGCATTCCTTCCTCCTCCGAACACACACTACGTGCGAGGAAGGAGTCCAGATCTTTCCCATGAGTGGCGTAGTTTCGATCCACAAGGAACCGAATACCACCACCCAGACTGGTGGGATCTCCGAGAAAGTCAGACATGATATGCCGACAGTGTCTCCACTCTGAGTCCGCCATGTTAAACAGAACGTTAAACCGGGCATGTCGAGCAAGAGCTGCACCATCCATGATGCCGCAAGACGGCATATCGCACTCCAAGATGGTTGACATCTTGTTAGTACGACCTGACAGAAGATCATCAACGTCACACGCAATGCGTACAACATCAGGATCTCCATCATTTCGGAGGTAGTCCTTCCAGTCAACGGCGATTCTCTCACAGTCCTTGGGCGTGATGCCGTAGGCCTGCTTGAGATGTCGCACGAGTCGAGGTCTCATGGAATCCGTAACCTCGTATGGTTCGTACCCCATCACAGCCAAGTTGATCCTTGGCCCTGTCAGAGTACAGTTACCGTTACGAGGAAAGGTTCTGCCCGCACCACGGTCAGTGGTGTGGTGATCCATGTAAACCGCAGACTCGCCATACGAGTAGAAGCTCTCCACCAATGAATTGGGGAAGAACTGTTCTTGTGGGAAGAGGGCAGCATTCGTACCTCGCAGAACCTTTTCAGGCAGAGAGTTACGATACTCCAGCATCCTCTCCGTAGCTCTTCCGTTAAAGAAGAGTGGGGAGGATGACATCATCTCACACGTTTCTACTCGCCTATCGCCAATCAAGTTGGACAGGATGGGAAGCCGAAGCATCGTCATCTTGGACAGACCTGAGTTAGAGACAGGCTCACGAGAGAAGGGATCCTTCTTGGATACCTGCGTGATCATGGGATGGTTGTAGAGAGTTGCGAACAACTGCTCATGAACATCCTTGATGTCAACAGGCTTTCCTCCACGCTCTGTAACAGAGATGAAGTTAGCCAAGAGAATGATGGCTCCGCGGAATCGCTCAATAAGACCGGGAAGATCCCGACCATTATGGAGCTGCAACTCCAGCCATCCTTCAAGGACCACGTCAATCGCCGCAGCGATGGGTGACATATTCCTTTGGTGAGGCATGAGGTTGTCCGCCAGAGCTTTGATTTCTTTGTACACTTTAGGGTGCATAAAGTTATCCTAAGTCTGTAGAACTAGAAGGTTTATCCTAACACGATGTTAGGATACAAGGTAGACTCCCATTGGGAGTAAGATAGCCACCAGCTTCACAGCGGTGAATCGTGAGCGGTAAAGCTCCCTATGTTGCGGAGGGATGCTAGTGAAACGCCTACGGTGGCGTCTGCACCCTTCCTTGTGATCACTCTTCCTTGATCACACAAGGTTCTCACGCTGGGCTCAATGCCCAGCTGGGATGAGAATCCCAATAGATACCCTCTCACTTTGAGAGAGCATCGTTGAGATTGTCAGCAGTCAGCTGATATCCGATGGCATGATCTTAACAGCGTACGCTCCTTGACCATGAATGACCAAGGGAGTTTCGCTTTCGATCACCAGCTCATTCTCCTGATTCAATTGCTCGATGCAACTAGAACAGATAAGATAAGCGGGCTCATCGGATTCGTCAGTACACATCGCTCTGACCTCACGCTGTGTCATTGTTTTGGGACAATGACCGCACTTGAACTCAGAAGGAGCGTCTGCCGGGTTGATGTTAGCATTAGACATGCTACACCTCCGTGTAGTTGGTAGCCGATGGTAGACCCCCCATCGGCATAGGGGTAAGGGGGGGATGCTGGTAACGGCATCCTACCCCTCCACCCAGACAAATTCGTGACCCCCTAGTCGATTCCTAGGGTATCCGCCAGATCTCCACTGCTTCCCTTTTGTGCTCTAATCTTATCTTCAATAGTACCGGGGCCTTCTGTTTCACGTTCAACATCTATGCTGCGATCAACCCCTGCATCTCTATCGTACTGATCCTGCAACTCTGTGCGTTCTTGATTCTCCACCATATCCATATACGAGTCTCGTTCTTGGTTTCTTGTGGCATTCCAAGCATTCTGTCCTCCCGTCCAAGGTGGAGCTAAATTAGAAATCTGCTGCTGCATACGTTGAGGTAATGGAGCGTACTGCGTAAGCTCTGCTGCAAGTCCGCCTAAGTATCCTTCATAGGTCAGGGGAGAATCAAATGTATTAATTCCGTAGTTTCCTACAGAGCCCCCGCTTTGTCCGTAGCCGCCTCCTCCGCCTCCTGAGCGACGTTTGCGCCTAGGAATGTCATAGGGGTCGCCTAGCATATTAAGTCCCGTGTACAAGCCTGTACGGATCACTGAGTCTCCAAGGACTGGTATGATTCTAAAGGCATTAATCATATCTTGTATTGCGTATTCACTACCTGTAGCTAGTCCCTTGCCTGCCTTGTAAAGTTGATTAATCGCAGTAATTAAAGCTGCTGCTCCAATAAACCTACCAGCGGGCTGTGCGCCAAAGCCAGTGAGGACTCCTCCAACCATGCCTGCAATTTCAGAACCCCAACGACCAAGGATAGGGAGACGAGACATATACATAACTATATTTTTAAATTTGTTATTATCTAAGTCATCCAGTAAATCCTCGGGGTTTTCTCCCTGAGACATACGTAGGGCTAACATATATACAATATCTAAAACAAGAAGGCTGGTTAATCCAAATCCCCACTTCAAGGGGTGCTTCTCATTCATTCCTCGGAATACATGTTGAGATACAAAAAGAATGGGGTGCCGCCTAAAGATTTCAAATAACGAATCAAGGGGGCTGATACTTGCCCCTTCTCCTGTTGAACCGGGGTTACCAGTAAAGATATCAAATGCCTTAGGCTCAAGAATCACTTCGTGAATAAACGATTTCTCTACTTCCCTAAGTCCCACAATAATATCAGTATTAGTTCTATAGTCAGCTTGATTAGGATCGTCTAAAAGAACTCTACTATGCATTTCATTGATAACATAATAACGTTCTCCGGGGTTTCGTTTTAAGAAATCTCGTATCATTCGTTTCATTTGCGGGAAACGTCCGGAGCTAAGCAGCCCTGCATTTAACATATACCGCACAAGATTAAGATCTTGTTCTAAGACTGCTGTCATATTAAAGCCAGCCTCTCTCATCCTTGCCTTAAAATCTTTTGGGTTTGTCATATCTAACGGAGTCTCTTCAATGTTTCTCACTAACGTTGTAAGGTTATCTAAATTATCCGTAATAAACAAACGAGTACTTACTGCTCTTTGAGAAGCAATGCTAGTCATAGTCCACTGAGCGGGGCGCAGTGATTGTCTACCCGACCAGTTCATTGCCTTTAACAACGCACTGTCTGCTTCTGAATTAGCAGGTTTTTCAAAATCTGGAATAAAGCTTTGCGTTAAAGATTCTACATGATATGCAATGTCTGCTCCCACTCGTCTTCGTAATTCCTTATTGACTATAGGAATATTTAAAATAGGTGCAAGCAATCCTCTGATAGATCCACTTAAGTTTCCTCTACCAAGACCTTCGCTCAATACATTAATACCCCCTTCAACAATAGCTGAGGCTAAGGATAAGTTATTACCAAATACAATTCGAGTAATAGCGGGAGCGTAGTCGGCAATTGCATTCATGAAAGGACTCGGGCTTTCAGTACGTCTTGCGATTCCCTTTGTCATTTCCCACTTAGAGTGTAAGACCTGAGCTGACCGAGAAAGTTCTTTCATTTCCTTCTGAGACATTTCTGTCCCATCCGGTCTCCGTAAAGCTCCTGAGGGAGGCTCATGAATAACATCTGAAACTAAATTAACAAAGTCTCCAAATGTTCCGTGAAGGTTAAAGTTTTCCCTCATCATCTTTCTTTCGTGAATTTCGTCTCCAAGACCCTTACGGAATTCCTCTGTAATTTCAGTAGGATTCCAAATAAATAAATCCTTTAGGATATTGTTTTCCAGTACAGAACTAACCTGTGGAATGCTCCAGATATCGTTAGGGAAATACATACCAACAGCAGCACGATTTGCAAGATTGTGAATATGCATATCAATGGGGGTTGAGTTTTCATCAAGGGTAACAAACTTAGAATTAATATCTCCGCGTGATCGGTAATAAATAAACTGAGGAACATAAGCCTTTATACCTTCAACCCGTAAAGACTCCATGTAATTCCTTACCTCTGGATCCTTACTTTCAATGGTGTTTTCGTATACAACCTTAAGCGCATTTACATCTACGCCTACCTTAGCTAACTCACTCCACTTAATCTTACCTCTTGAAATATCTTTAAGAATTTGCGACCATTGAGACTGTACCATAGCTATAGCATTTTCATCCATAGTATTAGCATCCCGTTTTCCGGTTTCTCCTATCTTAGGAATACTCAGCTCTTCTTCTAACGTTAGTCGTAAACTTTCCGAAGAAATCTTTACTGATCCCCCCTTTTGTTTTTCTCTCTTGGCAGTAAACTTCTGCATAACCCAGTTATATAAAGGAGGGTTTGCTTCTCTCATTTTCATTAAGTCAGTACGTAAAGTATCCTTATTATGAATTCGAGGTAATGATTTTGTACCAAAGAATACAAGGGGATCGATACGTTCAATAGATGTGTCGCTATTATTAAGTTCATTCACAATCTGTAATTTAATTTCATTACCAAGTTCTCTTTTAAAATTAACTCTAGTGTCTTCTACTCTAATAGTATTATTGAGGCGGTAAGGAACAACAGCGGTAAACCCCTCACCAAATGACCCATCAGACACTCCGTCCTTAACTAACTGCTTTAGATATGATGATAAAGCTGTGACAGATTTATCCATACTGTCCTTAATAGATTCTTGTTGGTCTGGCTTAAGCTTTTCAAACATCTTATTATCATCTACATCAAAATCAAATTCATGAGTAGGGTTATCTATCTTTAACATAATCTGTGCATCTAAGTGTGACAAGTATTCTCTCTCTGGAGTTCTTAATAATCCTGCGGTTTTTCCGCTTAATTCAAATGCTAAGTTTCCAAAGATACTAGTCATTCTTCTACGATGTTCCTTAAGAATTGTAGAGATGCCTCTGATTTCACCAAGAGCCTTAGTCACTGATGGAAGGCCATTAATGTTTGCATACTGCCCCATCATCATTGCGACCCGATCATCTACCATTGCCGACATGGAAACCATAAGAGGATGCCATCCGTTATATGTTAATCTACTGGCAGCAGGACCCGTTAAGAAATCTTCTCCCAGACTTAAAGCGGTTCCCTTGTTTTCCGAACCCAGCATATTATGTAATGAGTTAACTTGTTTACTAAGGAAACTACCAGCATGTCCTCTAAAAGCTTCTCCATATTGTTCTTCCATCTTATCAATAGCCATTTCAACAACCGTTGCTCTTTGAGCAGGGTTAGCATGAATGCCATTTGGATTAGCAGTATTAAGTAACTTATACAAGTCAACACTAAAGACATCCTTGTCATGCATAAACTCTTTAAGATTTCTTTCTTCTTGTAGTTTTCTTGTGCGAGTAATACCAGTTACACCATAAGGCTTACGCCCCTCACCCTCAAATAATATATTTGCCGTTTCAGCTAATCGTATTTGCTGCTTCTGATCTAATGATTCCATAGCATTTAAAGTTTCAAACTCTGTTAGAGTATTAGAAAGGTCTGCGGTAGACATCTCCCAGCTATCACTCATCTTTTCAAAACGTCTATTAATACTATTAAACCCAAATCTTTCCTGTGTAGAATCATTATCTAATCGAACAAGTGGTCCATCCATAGGATCATACCCCATCGTATGTAGAGTAAGTGTATCAATCTGTTTAGATAATTCAGGATTTCCCTTACGGAAATGTACAAACACAGTATTAATTCTATTCCAATGTCCTGCAAACCAATGTATAATCTTCTGAACATTATTCGTTGCTGTGTTCCAAACCTTAGCTTCAGGAATAGTTAAGTTAGGAATTTCTGGCAGAGCCCCATTAAATAATTTGTAGCTAACAAGCCCCGCTATAAACTCATCGGGGTTTGTTAAATATCTTTTAAATTCTTTTTTAGCATCTTGATTAAATCTACCGCCATGCCATGCTTGCACAGTCTTTCTTAAGTAAGCTTTACCTGCTTTACTTCTGTATAGTGCAAGCCATGTTAGTCCATCCTTAGTCGAAAGGAAACGAGTAGCTCCAATATGAGCTAACTCATGAGCAAAAATTTTAACTGCGGTTAATGGAGTACCCTTCATTTCTTCAGTGTTCATAATAATTGATGCAGACCGGCCATTAATAATTGCTTGAGATGGGAATCTTTCCTCAAATGTTAAAGAGATATCATCCAATAAAGATTTATTTCTTTCGTACTGACGAACAATAATAGCCCGCATTATTTGAGCTTCCTTAGGACTTAAGTTAATTTTATCATTTTGTACAGCTTCTTCGATTGTATGTAACATAGATAACACATGGTTATTTCTAGTACCCTTTGCCCAGTCTATTGTATCCTTATGGGTCTTAACAATGTTTTTAATTTGTTTACCGGCAGTATCAAAATTAAATCCTAATTGATCATTAATAGAAAAGTCAACCGCTTCTTCTGAAACAGTGTTAGCAATATCACCTTCAATACCCATTACATCATTCAAGGCTTCAAAGGTATATGCTTCTCCCATAGCATATTCAAAGACTCCGTTAATCTCTTCTTTGGTAAACCCCTTTAACCTAGTAGGAGCTTCCCCTCGCCCCTTATGGGGAGAGTCTTGATGTAATACACTAGCTGCGTATTGTTCTAAATGCCGTTTAATCTCTGTTAGACTTGTTTCGTTTGTCACACCCGGAAGGTTAGCAAGTCCTTCTTGGTAAATTCTTGTAAGATCCCTACCTCTTTGTGTATTAAAGAAATGACCTCTGCCCCCTGCTTCTCGTATTGCAGACACGCGCTGCACCAAGTCTTTGGCTCTTTGCCATCCTGTGGTAATATCAGTTTCGTTGTAAGTATCAGGATCAAGAAATGCTTGAGCTACATCCTCAGTAACTTTAGTTTCTCGTAACAATAAAGAGAGTTGGATTAAAGTAGAAGTATGTAAACTATTCGTACCCTTGCGCGTGCTATCTATAAGATCGGTTAACTCGCTTACAAGTAATGGATCAAAAATATTTGTTTGATTTTTATCTACGTTATGCAGTAGTTTTTGTATTGGAGAGATATAAGCTTCGAGATAATCCTCAACAAACCCATGCTTTGATGAACCATCTTCTGAAAGATTTCCCGGTCTTCGATACAAGTCATTGTTAAGAAACTCCATTGTTCCCATTACAGTTGTTTTTCGCACGCCCGTATTAACAGTGTATAGCGGAGTCTTGTCTGCCAACATACTTACAATTCTTTTAACTGCATCTGTTTCAATCATAGCAGCCTCACGGACTTCTGTTTCATTAGGAGCTAAAGCATCTCGTGCTATTTGTTCATCACTTCTTGAACGGATTCTAGTACCGTCTTCTCCTAACTTTGTTCCCGTAGGAACACGAGTGTGAGCTGACTGCTCTACTCTTTCTACAAGTCTAAAGTTTTCAAGATAAGACAACAGTAACATTGCACGTTCGGGCGTTATAACCAGCTCTACATTCTGTCCTATAAGCTCACTAGGAGCCATAACCATTAAGCCAAATCCAGCTTCTGCTAAAGCATTTCTTTGTACAGCCTTAAATGTATTCTTGTTAAATTCCATATTAATGTTTTGTTGGGGGTTAAGATCAAGGATATCAATACCCTTTTCAGTAACTCTAGCTTCAAAAGTAAACCCCTTCATGTTCTTTACATATTCTCCAGCCTTAGCATATAAATCCTTTTTCATGTCTTCGGGGAACACTGACATATCATCAGACGTAAGTCCCTTATCATTTTTAAATTGACTATACATAGGATCGTTTTTAATGACTTGATAAATCCCATCGTTCCATAACATCTTTACCATAAACTTCATAAAGTCATGAGCTTGCTTAGAGTTTGCAACTAATTGGGTAGGGTTAATGACAAAGCCTTCGTTGGCTCCCGTAAACTTATTACGGATAGTCATCCCCTCAGCACCCGGAACAACTCCCGCTTCTAAAGATTGCTGTAGTAGGGTATCTATTAATAGATAACCTTCTCTATTCTTTTCACTAGCTTCCTTACTACGTTTACGGTTTCGTGTAAAGATATCATAATAACTTTTACCTAATACATCTGGATCCTTTATACCAATCCTTAATGCAGCCTCTTCTAATGATGCGCCTCGTCTTTTAGAGTTTTGAATATCATATGAGACATTAGAAAGTTCAAACAAGGAAGTAAGCCATTGCTGTCTCCAATGATCCACAGTTTTTCTTTGTCGTGATGTATCCCCAGATCTCCTAGATTGGTAAGACATCTGTGTAATTAATTCTGACTGTAGAGTTTCTACCTTTATGACATTTAATAGATAAGGCCACATGTGAGGATCTTGTAGGACCGCTTCATCTATTCCTCTATTTTTAACCCACGTAGAAACCTTCGTGTAGATTCTAGAAGCTTCGCGTCCTACCTCATTATCTGGAATTACTGCAAGCAGGTCTTCTGGTACATCTAGCATCTGGGGTAGATCTCCCTTGTTATATGGGGAGACATACCCAAATTCCGTACCCTTGAGTAAGGGAGTTTCTTCTACCAGTTGTTGATCTAAACGAACATTAAGCCAATTACGTCTCCTGTCAATCTGACGCTGTAATGCAATTCTTTGGAATGGGATATTCCCCTTATCCATAATAGAGTAGCGTTTAGTTAAGGGCATCATAGCGAGTGGTCCTGCTGGGCTTGAAGTTTGAATGCCCGCAGGGGACTGCACTGTGTCAGCGTACAGCTCTCCCTTTTTCCCTTCTCGGCTAAAGAAATGTCGTTCAGGTACTTGCAGATCCCGTGCCACGGTGGGGTTATAGATAACATTAGCTTTCTTCTTAAGCTTTAGAATTGCTTTTCCTGCATCGCCTTGATCATATAACTTTCTTTCAAAGTCTATGATTTCTGGCAGGAGTTCTTGCATTTCAATAGAGTTATCTTTCCACTGAGTTAGAGTTGCCGCAAGCATTGCGTTAGGATCATCTTCTACTGTGTAGTTTGGATAGATGTCCTTTGGAAGTTTATCTTCCTGAGCGTAATACAACATCTCATGCAAGGTCATAATTTCGTCAACCTTTGCGTCCGCTTCTATTTTACTCATCTTTACATAGGGATTATCAACTATATCAAACATACCAAATGCATCGGAGTTATGTTGAGTAATATATTCCCCAGCCTTAAACGCATAATCAAGAGTACTAGGTTCTGTAATATTAGCCATAGCCTCAGTCATAAAATCCTTAAAGCCTTGCTTATTACTAGCTACTCTTTCCAGTACAATACCCATGGAATTCATACCCATTCCACCAAAGACTGGAGATGTTCGATGTGATTTTTGAGTAGGTAAGAATAATTGATACAGTAAATGATTTTCTAAACCAAGCCAATCCTTGGCATTAAACTCCTTGAACCCAAGTAATTCTGAGACCTCTTCCATGTGAGGCATATCTAGCTTATAAGCAGTAGAGTTGTACATGTTTAAGGCTCTAAAGAAACCAATATCCCTATAAGACAATCCAGCAGATCCCTTAATTTCATTACCCTTTGCATCTACCTGACCATGTAAAATTAACTGGTACGTTTCAAAATCTGTTGTACCGGGTTCAAGTGTAGGTAGACCATCATCCTTACGAGCTTGTAAGAATAACTTTGCTTCGCTAATAACCTTATCATACTTCTTTCTAACCTTCGCAATGTTTGTATCTGTAACGTTTTCTTGCCCATAGGTTTTTACAGTCCAGTCCAGAATAACGTTGTCTAAAGCTTGACGATGAGTGTCTAAGCTAAAGATAGGATTAGTCTTTGGGATTACGACACCGGGTCCTCGTACTGCTGGAACAACCATCTCTTTCCAAAAATTTGCTTCAAAACTTGAAGATGAATCTAATCTCAAATACTGAAGAGCAAGATCCTTTTCCCTACCCGACATCATAAGAGCGTAGTCAATAAGAGCCTCGTTCTGTCGTAACTCTTTATTATAGGTTAATCTTGCCAGTGCTTCAATCTCCGACTGAGTAAAACGTTCTAAGTCATACGCATCTGCTAAGTCCCGTAATACTTCTATTTCATTTCCCCGCTCCGAATCAAAGTCTTTTAGGAAAGCTACTTCACCACCTTCGTAGTCTCGGCGCATCGTAGGAACCTTAAAGTATTCGCGTAAAGCATCTAATCTCTTTCGTCCAATAGAACCTTCTTCCATTGCAGCATATGCAGCATTCCAGTCATCTAATGTTTTTAAATCCTTTACGCTTTCAAATACTGAACCTAACTTTCCTAAAGTTTGTATATCAGCTTTGTTTTGATTTTCTGCTTTAGAGAATTCACTAGCCATTAAAAGTCCTGAGACAATATAAAGATCCTCTTCACTCTTAACTCCCCAAGCTTCAGGATTGTTTTTTAGTTCCTTAAATATATTTTTAACTGCTGCTCTGCCTTGAGGGTCTGCTGCCAATGCTAACATCTTTCCAACGTACCGTCCACTAAACTGTTGATCTGTAGTAGTTACTGGATCAAATAAATCAAGTAAAGTAAACTCCTTGTCTGGATTTTGTGCCATCCAAGCTGCCTTACCCTTTTCAACTGCCTCTTGATTTTTATCTATAATTAGCTGACCAAGTCCCTCTAATTCTGGATTCATGAGTTCAAGGGCGAAAGTATTTCCCATCTGCCCGAAAGGTACAATAAGATCTTCTCCAGACCCAATCATATGTTGAGTGGATCCTGTGGGAGTTTGATCAACCCTAGGAAATGCAGAAACAAAATTCTCATCATACTTAAACATTTTAGTTTCACTGGATACAGTTTCTTGGTCACTGATAAAACTGTGTGCAATATTAGGCATATCTAAAAAGAGCTCAAGTAAGAAATCTTTTAATACCGGTCTTGACATAACTTGCGAAGATAGGGTTGCACCTACGGCTCTAGGTCTTACGGTAAGAGGTAAACCCGCTCCAGCTACATCGGGGTTCGCATGTTCCTTTAAAGTCTTCCGCCACTCTGCGGCTGCCTTAAGTCCTTCTTCAGTTAAAGGAGTATTTAAAACATGAGATGCTCTACTTCTAAATTTATATTCTCCAACCATACCAGCAAAAGTCCAAAACGGCATAGGAGCGTAAGCTGTTCCTTCACCCCAGTGAGGTCTTCGTGTACTTGTGGACTCCTGCTCTCCCCGATATAATTCAGTACTATCTAAAGCTCCGCCATCCACAGACTCTAAAGAGTTTCTTCCGGGGTAAGGTTTATCTCTAAAGACAAGATCTACAATCTCTTCCCCAAGAGTCTTGGCATCTCTATAGTCTAATGTTCCGTCCCCAAAAGATTGCAAAGTAAAGTCTTCTCGTAAAGAACTTAACCTATTATTTATTACTTCCGTAACAATACTTTCGGCATAATCAAAATCATCTACCTTTCCTATTGCATGCTCTTGATATAGGAAATCATCTTCAGTTAAGTTTAAATTCTTTTGAAACCTATCAATACCTAGAGCATCAAACTCACCTTTCATCCTAGCATCGTTATATCTATCCAAAGCAGATTTCATAACAGCACTTTTAAATACTGAAAACTCGCTTGTAGTCTTTGAAGGTTTTCCTGTAGTATCATTAAGCTCAAGTGCATATCCCTTATTAACCCTGAACAAATCTTCCATAGCTGTTTTCTGAAGACTCTCCATAGCTTCTAATAAATTCAATACTCTGTAATGATCATGCAGGGATTCTTTCTTACCTTCTGTAGTAAGGTTCGTTAACAGGCGATCTAAGTGTTGAGTCCAAGGTTCCTTAACCCATCCTTCAGTCTTAGCTCGAATTGCATCTGCTCGCTCCTCTGCTATTCTCTTAACCTTATCAATCTTGTATCGAAGGTTTGTAGCTTCAGTGCGTAATTGCGCTTCTGTTAATGACTCAAACTGAGTATTAAAGGTGCTTTCGAGAGACGATACTATATCAGGCGAGTTAATAGCCTCTCTAAATACTACATGAGGAGCCATCCCAACCCTAAAGAAGTAGTCGTTGGTTCCTTCAAACATAGCAGAATAAATCCTAGCGGCATGGATTGTACTAAACTGATCTATATGAGTTGAGTCACTTACATTTTCTAACTGCCTTGCTAATGAAATAAATGCCTTAAGTTCCTCTTCAGTATTCTGAATAGCTTCAACATCTTCCATTCTTGGGCTTGTCAAATAGTCTTCATTAATAGGAACTAATAATAAATCCTCATCTGCTGTTTCATTTAGTAAAGGAGAAGTATTAAACATTCTTGGGGTAGGGGGATACACCATATTACTTGTATCAAAATCCCCAACATTAAGTCTATTTACAGTTTTTCTTGCAGCTGCAAATGCCTTCTTACTAACATCTCTAGCTGCCTGTACAGTCATTTGCTGATTCGCATACTCTGCATTTTTTTCAATACTTGCTTGCCATTTCTTTGCAACCCGACTATCCATCGGTAAGAAGTTAACTAAATCTCCCTTTATAAGTGGGACTTGATTATCAATGGATTCTTGTACAACAGCTTCAAAAGCTTGTTCTCTTACAGACAACATTGCTTTAAGATTCTTCTTAGTTGTTAATAAGTTACGTACAGACTCAAGCTGAGCAAACCACATGTTACGGTCAGCAAGGGTTCCTCTAAAGTGTTCATTGCGATCAAGTTCGTATTGAATCCTATCCTTCTCTAATTTTGCGGATTCTTCTTTTATCTCATCTGCTAGCCCGCTCTTCTTCCATATCTCATCTCGGGAACTATACAAATCTAATAATCTAAATTCCAACGATTCAAGCTCAGCCTTATTGACAGATTCTTCCCTAAGATCTTCATTATCGGTACCGCCCGGATGTTTAGGTGCGTTAATGTGCTTCTTAATTACTTCAATTCTATCCTTAAGTTTTCCAATTACTTTCCCTAATTCAGTAAAATCTTCGGGGGTAGGAATAAGTACACTACCGCGACGAGTAGGGGGCCTGTCCCTAAATCTATTAGGACCATTCGCTTCTGCCTTGTCTTGGAATTCTTTTTTTATAAAAGCTCTAATGTCTGCTTCGTTTTTCGCACCCCCCGGTAGTGGATGAGTTGTAAAGATTGAAGTAAACTTTGGTTTATCAAGAATCTCAGCCCATATCTCAGCAAAGTTTTCATTGTCTATTTGTTCTTCTGTTTTAATTACTCCAGCATTTAACTCGTTTTGTGCAGACGGACTAAACCAACCTGCGGTTAATTTTTTAAATTCACTTAATTGTTTTTTACTTAATTTATTAAATTGAAAGTGACCTACTTCATGCCCAAAAGTGTTCGCAAGTGCTTCCATTTCCCGAGCCTTAGTCTTTCCCACTAGCTCTTCTGATACAAGCAGCCGGTCTTCATTCAGTTCAATCGTTCCTTCGGCAGTATTTGCTTTTCCCAACGATACTAGAGAATCAGGAGTTTCAATTGTTCCAACTATTAACTTTTCCTTTAGTATAATTTTATTAATTTTTCGTCTTTTGTTTGGGGCAGTTTGCAGCGAAGGAAGTGTACGCATCATTGCTATCTCGTCTATATTAAAATTAGCATCGAAGAAAATTCCATCTACATTAACCATCAAGGGTTCGAATATATCGAGATCGTCCACCTTAAACCAAACACCCTTTTTCCCTGCATTAAATGCATTACTAGCAACAGGTCTCCACCCCTGCTCTAAACCTCTTCTAACTATATGCCGTACTGGTCCTTCTATAAATTCTTCAATCTGCTGTTCTGTGTGTGCCGCCCATTCTTCTTCAGTTTGAATCTCGGCTTCTTTCAAAACCTCTTCCATTGTAAGGTTATTATCTGGGTCGTATCTTTTCTTTACACTGCTTTTCCACTCTTCAAATGTTGGATGAAGATCTGCCGCATCTGTGCTTGCAATGATCCTACGATTTTCATCCATAGCATCTCGACCTACAATCATTCCCTGTGCTTCAGCTTGATTCTCAATCATTATTGCTTTCATAGCAGGCGATTCTAACATTGCCATAATGTCTTTTTGCTGGTCGAACACTTCTTGTAATGCGTCTTGTTTATTTTCTTCTATTCCTAATTCTGAGTTTACTTTGTCTAATCTTTCCTGTAAAGCATTAACATCTAAATTACCAGCCTCAAACTTTTCTAACTTGTTTCTAAACGATATAAAATCTTGTGGTTTATCTCTAAAGTTTTCAATTATTGAATCAAGAGCAGCAATTGATTCTGGAGTTGCTAACTGGCTTAGTGGTATTTTTTCTTCGGTTATTCCAGTAAGTTTAAAGACATCTTCAAATACACCAGCCAGTGTCTTCCAGCCTTCTCTTCTAATAAAGTCTTTATGAGTGAAAATTTCATCTAATTTTCTTCTAACTCGTGCTTCCTGTTTTATTAAACTATTCAGCTGCTCTACTAAGTGCGTAGGCAATGCACCCGATTTGTTTAAGTTTTCCATTTCCTCAAGAGAACCTAAAAAGTTTTCTAACTTTTCTATGTTCTTATTAATATCATTAGTTCTCTTTGCCCGTGCTTTTCGTGCCTTGTCTGTCTTTGGTTTTGTTTTGTTTTGATCTTGGGCAGCCTTAGCTTTTTTGCGTTCGTCGGCTAGTTTTTTTTCTGCGGCGTTCTTTCCCAGAGCAATAACTTCGCCGGGAGTCGCTCCTCCGAAAGTATTAGTAGGAACTCCAGCGTCCTCTGCACCTTCTTTTACTTCCTTAGTAATAGTTTGGGTAATCTCGTTTTCTCTTTCAGCCGCCTCAAAAAGAAACTTGCCAATCTCTACCATCTTCTCATCTCTATTCATAGCGTTCCATTTGGGAGTTCCACCTGCTTGTTCTCTTAAAGCATTAAACTCTGGTAGGAGATCAATACCCAACAACACTTCTGGTTTGTTTTCATTGTCAGCTAAAAACTCATCTATAGTTTGATTTCTGTTTTCGGCTTGCGTTTTAATGTGTGCAGCTAACTTTATCTTACCTTCAAGGGAAGCCTTAAATGCATTGTCTACATTTGCAAAAGCTTCGTTTTTAACGATGGCTTCAATAAATGTCAATTCTGGGTTTGTGTGTGCTCCTGTAGAATTAATAAAGGGAGTTACAGAATCCCCAAGAACCTTAGCTATACCTACTTCATCTAAGTCAGTATTAGCAGCAAGCACATTCATGATAGTTCCAACCTGACTAGAAACTTCTTCTAACCCTAACCCTGATAAACCTTCGCGTAGTGTCATCATGCTTTGGACTACAGCTACATTTCTTGCTGTAGCATTTGGATCTAAAGAACTCTTTACTCCCTCTAACAACCCATCTACATACTTGCCAAGACCTAAAGGTCTCATGCTTCGTACAGCAGCTGTACCTCCCAATGAAGCGGCCCACCCCAGACCTCTAAATGCTCTCCCCATAATAGGGTTAACGACTATACTTAATCCCATTTCATGAAGTGTTCCCATTCCAACAACACCCCAGTTCCATTCATCAGTCACACCTCGACTTGTTTTTTGGTACTGGTTAGCTACTTCCGCTAAAGATCCTGTTACCGCACCCTCGATAACATTACCCATAGTTACAACACCTACCTTCTTCATTCCACTAAGGTTTTTATATGCTGTAAATCTCTTACCGTTAAAGAGAATGTTCTTCATTAAATGGGGACCTATATTTTCTGGAAGCCAGTGTTGGAGCTTTCTTGTAAAGTTTACACTTTTACCTAATCCCATAATAACCGGGTTTGCATACTTAGCAAGACGCACTCCTCTATTAGCTATGGTAGCTGCCTTCGCACCCAAAGCTATTGCCCCCATTGCTAAACTACCCGTACCCGTAGGAATAGCTAAGGCTATAGAAAGAGCCATACTTGCCATCATATCGGGATCGTTTAAAATACCGTGAACACCTAATGTTCCAACAAAATGTCCTATGTGATCCATTGAGGACCAGTTTCTTTGAGCTACAGCTAAACTCTTTCCAACAGTACTCAAGGTAAGGCTTTCACCTAATCTATAAAAGAACTCATACTGATTCCTACTATCCTTGGTAATATCAATAAGAGCCTGCTCTCCGCCTAAAGCTAAGCTATATCGCTTAAATGCATCTGGATCCTTTTCCTTAAAGAACTTCATTGCATCTATTGCATCCCAGCCCTCTGGAGGTTCAATAGTTAAGAGATCTTCTGGAGTCTCTAGCAGTAAGTTATATATAGGTAGTCTACCATCTTCCCAAAATTTAGTATTCCATTTAGACGAAGTCATTCGATCCTTAAGGAAATTTTCCGCATCGTCATCAAAGTCTAATATCGTTCCTTTCATTGCTTCTAAATCTCGACCGCCTACCATAGCCTTGCCAGCCCATACCTCATGAGGCATGTTACGACTTAAGTACCCCCTATGGTAGTCTTGTTGCATCTGTTCTGCTGTAGCATCCCACGCACTGTAGAGTCCCCTGACCCATTCTCCCGGTGCATACGGATCTACAAACATAGTAGCTTCGTTCATTTGATCTCGGTTTAAATACTCCCATGCATTATCAGAATGCAAAGCTTCACCCATTGCCTCGATAGAATTTGACATATCTGCACTATTAGGAACCATTTGCGAAGCAACATTAATAGTTTCTACTGCACCTGCTTGCCAAGTATCTTGAAACTGTGGAGTATACCAAGGTGTACTCTCAATTAATTCTTTACCGGCAGCGACTTCCTTATTAGACATATTTAAATACATAGCGGGTGAGCTACGTAGTGGTACTGGGTTTGTGTGCCATGTGCGGTCAGGCATTAAGCATCTCCTTAGTTTATGTGTTTAAACTTATAATAAATTTATTATTGATACATATAAAATGATTCAGAACCCATAACGGTAGTATTAAGTTTTTCCTTAGTTTTTTGTTTTTCAACTTCACTTTTAAATTCTTCTGTGCTTTGCTCACCAAATAAAATCCATGGTACAGTAATTTCAACAGGCATATCAAAAACGTCTGCGCCTTGCTCAAGAGTTGCAGTGTTAATTACTTTAACATGCCCCATGCCAGCTTCTCCTGCGCCGCTTTGAGCCATAATTTCTGTACCGGTTAAGGGTTGAATCTTTACGTTTTTTCGATATATCCATGTATCTGTTGTTCCGTCAACAAGCTCCCCACCAAACGTTCCTTGGCTACCGTCGTTATCTACATACAGCCCCTTTTGGAAATGTTTATTGGGACTACCCTCTCCATATGGCCTAGAGGGCCATGCATCATCTAACATCATTCTTCGTAAAACATCTAAATGAATATCGGTTTTATAAGGAACATGTGATCCTGTCTTAGTAGTAGAGTCTGGTATATTATGATATGCTTTCATAACTTCTGGAGAACAATAGCTCATGTACATTTCTCTAATAGCTCTCTCTCTAAGAGCTTCGAAATTTAACTTACGTTCGTCATAAGTTTCTCCCGGCATTTCACTAATAACTCCTTGATACTCAGCCATATCAGAACTAAAGTTTTCTCTTAAGCCCTTCATAAACCAACTACCACTTTTTTCGTTTGGATCTAATAACGTTATCCATCCTAACATACCATTTTCAGGGGTGTCTGCATTCCATTCATATCCAATTGCTTCTGGAGTACTCATACCAGCATGGACATTATCCATACCTCTTTTTACTACAGGTAACGGAAGTTGACGACTTGTAACTAAGGGTTGGTTTGTATCCTGATCAACTCCTACAATTTGAACATCTTCGGTTTCAATAGTAGTAGCCTTAGCTATTCCTACAAGACCATGCATAGTTTGTGTTTGCATTTCTGTTGCGGAAGCATATAAAGCCATTCCCATTCGTTCTCTTAAACGAGAGTCTAAACCATATAACTTTATAATAGACATGGCTGCTAAGTTCATTCCATCTACGCTATCACTGAATTCGTCATCCCATTTTTCCTTGTCAATAAAATACCACAGTGGAGATGATTCATTTGTTAATTTAGCCGGGGAAGTTCCTACTAAATGTGCAATCCCTTGTTTAGCCGATTCTTCATCATCATACATTCGAATATTAACATCTCTAAATTTTCCTGCCAAACTACTATAGACACTATCTCCATCTGTGTCGACCTCTAATATCTGATCAATATTATCTTGCCAACCCCATGGAATATTAGTTAGTGCTGTTGGAACACCATCAAAATAATTCCCGATCTCTCTATCATATGTTGGATCCCCAGCATAAACACGAGCAAGTACTTTATAAAGCTGTCGAGTTTGGTCTTGAATAGAAGTAACTTTATCTGTGGTTCTACCAAAATCTAAAGTTATGTCTATTTCATTAACATTAAGCCTTGGATCGTTAGCCCTTGCAAGTGTGTGAACTAAATCAGCGGCAATTAATTCTTGTTTAGTAAACCCAAAATCAGAAGCAATTGTACGAACGTTTGTATTTTCTCTTAAATTATTAGCAAAGTATGTTACCATTAATACTGCTTTATTAAAATGATCTCGCCTTGCATCACCCCCCTCACCTTGAAATGAGCTAGGATCATTTCCAAAAGCAAGACCCGTATCTACATAGTTAGTCCAGTTTACAATTTCGTTTGGAACTCCCTCTACCATTGGATTTTCTATAAGCATTCTAACCCAAGTAGACGTAGTAGACTGTAAGGCTACAGGACTGAGAGTACTGTAGTCAATTGGTTTTGTGAAATCTAACTGCGGTATAGCTATATCCTTATCATCTACATTAGGTAAAAGAGCTCTATGTTCGGCTAGGTAGTTATCAGTAAATGTCTTTTGATATATGTTATGTAACAGGATTGCTTGTTGATCATTTTCATAATACTTTTTTCTAAATGACTCATTAGAAGATATTCCTCCCGCACCCCAAATAGCTCCGCTTTTAGTTAGAGATAAACCATTGTTCCACGATTCAGGGCTTACCATTGAAAGCCCCACATCTGCATTCTGGTCTTCCAGTTGTTTAACAAATGTTGTATGAGCCATGTTCCAAGTGCGTAAAATATTTAAACGTTCGCCTCGACTGAACTTATCCTTATCCAATACTGCGGCAAATACTAATTCATTAACTTGATTAGGAGTTACAAAAGATGTTCCTAATCCTTCATTCATAGCCGCTAACATCAATCCATCGTAAGTCTTAAGAGGGCTAGTAAGCTCGCTGTAAATCACAGAATTTTCTTCAATTACCTGCTTAAGTTTTTCTTGGAATGCTTTTAAAGCTGGGATGTAGTTTTCTTTTGTAACAGAGTTATCAAGTATCCCCGCATCAATAAAAGGTTTGGCTACATAAAAAACATCGGCACCTTCTTCTGCCTTCTTAATGTAATCAGATATTACAAAATCTATATGCGAAGCTTTTTCTGTGTGAAGTTGAATCATTTCAGCATTACTAATGTTTGGGGTTTCTGCTATTTCAGCATTAATATCTCTTGCTAAATAAGTTGTTAAATCGTTCATTCTTAATTCTTCTCTTTTTACTTTATGCTCTAACTTCTCACGAATTGGAAACATTAAAGCTAAGGCGGCGGCATTGGCTCTATCACTAGGAGGTTGTATCCACCATCCCCACTTATCCATAATGGGTGGTTGATAAGCTGCACTCATTGGAGCATATGAATAATCTATTAAACCATCTTCCATAAAGGTATTAGGATAGTCTCTTATAATATCAGGAAAACGTGGTATTGGGTTTCGCTCGGGTCCCCTAGATTCACCTATAAATTCAGCAGCCTTAGAATAATTTATCGCCTCTCCTCTACGATCTAAACTCTTACTATGCTCTTCGCCAGTTGCTAATCTAGTTAATACTTGAGTTTCTCCTCCCCAAGGAACATTTGCTTGAGCACCAATGCCACTCTTCTCGTAACGACGTTTTAAAACCCGTTGAAGAGATTGTCCCCATGTTTCTGTTACATCATAACGTGGTGGTCCAAACTCATGACGCCTTGATAGATGTGTATGAATTCTATCTCTTTCCTTTATATCCTGCTGATATTGTTCAACTCTTGCTTGGAACTTTGGATCAGCTAAAGCCTCAGAAACTTCCATTAAATTAAATGTTTTAGTTTCTGGATCATACACCTTTAATTCCTTTAGAGGATTCTCAGGAACTAAAGACATAAAGTCATAGTTTCCTTCCATGTCATGAATAGGTCGACCTAAAGCTAAGCCTCTTATAATGTTTTGCCTATGCCCTGTTTCTTGAAAAACATCCTCAACAAAATCATCTACTGCTTCCATAACTAACTTAGGGTCTTTAGAATCTTCATACGAAAGATTAAAACCCGTTAAGGTAATAAGTGCATTAAAACTAGGTGTATCTCTATACACATTCATAGACCCTTGCTCAACTGCTCCGGGGTCTAATAAATTTGTATTAAACCACTGTGGTTGTTGATAATCCATACTTGCTAGAATACGGTAGGTAAACGATTTAATTTTCTTTTTCATTTCTAAACCGAACATAGCAGGATCTCTTCTAGCTTGAGTAATCATACTAGATTCACCAGCTTCGGGAAAGGAAGAAAGTTGATCTAGTCGTTCTAACTCTAACTCATCCCAAAATGTTCTTAATTCCTTTGATCTAGAATGAGAAGCTAACTGTTGAATAATATCTACAGCTTTAAGTTCTTCTTCGTTAAGTAAATAGTCAGGAGTAGGATCTGTGGCTCTGTTGGTCCAATTAAAAACTGGGTCTGCCTGTAGTTCATCAATGTTTTTCATTTGATTAATAGGTATATCAGGTAATGCTGCACCATCTGGAGATAGCATTGTCCCATCTACATTAACCGTTGACCTTCGTTGAGCCTTAGCACCCTCATTAAAATACGGAAGACTGTTTGAAGGCATAGACTCTGCTAAAACCTCAGAAACATATTCTGGAGTTCCCGAGCCCCAATCAAATGGTGCAGGTCTAGCAACGTCTCCCTTGTTTGCTAAGTCCATATACTGCGAAAGTAAAGGAGTATTTACCTTATTAGAGATACTAACAATAGCATCAGATCTAATCTCTGGAGATCTTGTAAACATTTCTGATTGAGGCGGACTCAAGGGATGATCCATATTTTCAGATGATTGAGAGTATGGATTTCCTAATGAATCTATTAGGTTTTTAAAGTAGTCTGAAGAATCCATTCTAATAGTCATATCCCAAGCCCTTTCATTCTATTAGCAAAGAGGTTTTTTATATTGTCCCGTTCTGTTTTTGTAAGCATCTCATTTGCAAGCACTGGGTTAGAATTCATTAAATTCATTGTGTACTTTAAAATTTCCTGCTCCTCCCCAAACTTCCATTTTTCCCATGCGTGATATGTACCTAACATGCTATTAAAACTCTTGTTTGTATTTCCCCAAAAAGAACTAAGACCCTTGTAGTAGTTTTGGATAGCTCTTGTATTGAAATTTACAATACGCATTTGACCATAGTCTGCTCCTCCACCATACGCATATCCCGGCAATCCCTCCGGTGTATTTCCAACGGGTCCAGTTATCATTCCATCAGCCACGATAGTCTCCTTCTTGAGTGTTTCCCTTTGATTCAACATACCCTGTAATCTCGGTCATGATTTTAAAGTAATCTCTAGCATAAGCCTGAGGTGAATTATACTTTCCGGCATTGATATTCTTTTTCATAATTCTACCAACAGCTTCTTGTGTGGAAAATTCAGGATCGTCTGAAAGTAACGCTCCATCAACCAAGGTGGGAATTTGAAATTCTTTTGGGAGTTCTGTTAATCGGTTAAACTTAGATAAACTAACTAGGTTTGCTTCTTCTTGAGCCTTGTCTCGACTTGCTTGAAGAAGGGGTTTTAATTTGTGAGTAAGTGGTTGAAGATCACTAACTGCTATTAACCTTTCCATGACAGAAGAGTCAGACGGAGGCAATGCCCAGACATCTGTGTTAGCTCCTTCTAGTGGAATTTGAAACCTACCATTAGAACTAACAGACGCATCATACCCATAAAGAAATGTTTCTACTAAATCTTCGCCATGACTCTCTAATGAAATTTCAGGATCTAAATAAACCTGATCTTCCGATAATTTATTAATCATGTTTTGAAAACTAAGGGTAGAGTTTAAACGAGAGTCAAACAAAAGCTTAGACTTCTTTTCTTGCTGTTTAATTAATGTAGGTAAGAGCTGCTGTTGACTGACATAAGTCGGCCAAGTTCTTGCGTTATCAGCCGCGTAGTTTAACTTCTCATCAATTGTTGGAAGCATATCCAACTTTCGTTGAATGGTTTTTGTAATTGTTTCTTTACCATTCATTCCAGCATTTGCATAAAGCTTTTCTTTCATCTCCCAAAAACGAGGAGTAGACTTAGGGGTGTGACGAAAGTTAGACTCAATCTCATTTTGAAATACCGCTAATCGTCTATCTGGCTTTAAGTTAGATGAGGTATTCTTGTCCCAATCATCTAATCGTAAAATCTCTAAGTCACCTATAACATCCCGTTCATCCATAGTTGGCAATTCTTCTTGTACACCAGCAAGGTTTTTTAATACTTCAATACTATTACTGTCCATAGGTTGCCCCCATTGCTGTATTTACATTAGCTGCCCATGTAGATTCCGAAGCTATTGCATTTAATCCCCAAGGATCTCCTTCAATTTGCCCGGCTATTTCTCCAGCCCCTGCATTCATAGAACCAATTTGAGCACCGAGTAACGCGCCCTGAAGTCCAGAAGAAACCCCGCCCATAAGAGCTGAAGTCATTCCCGTGGAGTAAGTAGAGTCATAAGCTTGTTCTGGAGACATGATAGGATTCTCTAGGTATAACCCCGGAATAAATGTAGTGTGGTTTTTATACCCAAAGTCTCGACTAGCTAAAGCTGCTGCTTGTTTTCTGGCAGCAGACTCCATCTTAAGTTCTTTGTTATATCTAGCATCAATAATTAAATCATTAGCGTTCTCTAACGCCATATTTACTAATCGTTTGGAGGTTGCACTTCGCATATTAATATTACGCTTGTTAAAATTCTCAAGAATAGCGGAGTTAGTTTGACGTACTTGATTAGAGATGTTAGATAACTCCCTATCATAATTATACCTAATAAAGAACTCTTCTTCAGCCCTATTCTTATTAGCCGCATCAGCTACATTTCTATTCTTTAACCACTTTAAGGCATTTTCCTTAGCAACCATTCGATTCTGGGCTCTAATTTTCCCTTCTCGTACAAACTCAGTATGCTCCCACTCGGCTCTCCTATTAGCAGCTGCGTGCTGGAGCTCCCACTGTTGCCATGCAGCGCTTTCAGCCCCAGCTTCAGCTTGTTGCATACCGGAAAAAATTCCCATAGCTCCGCTGGCTAGTCCTATCCATAATGCTGGCATTACAAGCCTCCTTATAGCTCTTATGAGCCGTTAATAGGTAACCAAAGTACCCTACTGTAGTAAAAATAAAACGCCCTTAGACGCCATCCTAGTGCTTCCTAGGACCACTTCCTGTTCTGTCGCCTTCCTGCTCCCCATCGTTGTTTATTAGGGTCAGGAGGAGGCTCCTTAGATGTGAGAATGCATGCTCCAGACAGCCTATTGCCCCACAAGCCCATCCTTCGGTCATCATCCATCCAAGTTTTTACTAAATCTACTCGTTCTTGCTCTCGATTGTGTTGGATAATAGAGTCTACATCTGCCGAAAGCATGTCTTCCCAGTGGGAAACCGCTGCCGAGAGTACATCTACCCTATCATCCTTGGGTAAAGCACCTCTTTTGTCGAATATTCTAGTAATTTGCTTTTGTGTTTCTTCTTGACAAATAGCCTTTCGGTCAAAGACCAGTCTATGGCTAGACATAACAGGTTCTAGAGCAGAAATTATTCTAGCTTCCTTGCGACCACTGACCCTATAGTCTTCAATCGCTACTTGACCACATATATCATACACAACAGGGGCTAATAGCTGACAAAACATTGCATCCCCGAAGTTACTTTCAACCCTTATTACATTTACTTGATAATCGTAGGCTAGTCTAGCTATTTTCTTTAGTATTCCCTTTTCATACCCACCCGAATATCCAATTACTTCATGAATAAATACATACCCATTGGCAAACGAGGCAACACAGACAGCAGTTTCATCCTCACCTCTTCCCGAGGGATCGACGTACATTACTCTCTGTACATAAGGGATATAATTATCTGATACCCACATAGGTTCGTAGATTAAATCTCCCGATAAACCAAACAAAGGTACTCCCCTCATAGGTTTTGAAGAAGACCATACAATTTTCTCAGGACACACTTCTGGATTTACATCAATAACAATTAAATCAGCAAGACGTAATGGGAACTTCTCAAAGTCCGCTAATGAGGTATCAAGTTTATAGTGGAGTGCAAATAACTTAGGACCGATCTTAGCCATACGTTCCATAAGAACTTCCATGGGAAATCTTTCTGGTTGTGTGGGTTCACCGGTATCTCCTGACAAACCTAACACCCACTCATTAACATCTTCACATTCTGTTGGGTTAGTTTTATCCGGTATAACCGCAGGAAACTTTGTTACTTTATAGCCCGACTTTAACTGATTATAAATAGAGTCTTTAATTTGTGGTGTACCTAAAAATATAACTCTACCACCTACATTTCTAATCTGCTCAAACTCTGCAACCTTGTTCATTAATTTATTTCTAGCATTAGCAGTTTCACAGTTTCCTTCAATCTCAATATCATCCCCAATTACATAGTCTGCGTGCGAACCAGTAATCTGTGAAGTAATACCACGAGCATAACAAGATTTGTCCTGCCCAATCTTAGTCCTAGCCTCAACATTAAATGCAAATGCATTATCTGTAGTATGATCTCCCGGTCGAAGATGTTCACAGTAGGGGACTAAGTCTAAAATCTTACGGGTCATGGAGATAAATTCAGTTGCCTTGTTACCTGTTGCAGAAACTACCATGATAGTAGTATTTGCATCTTGTAACAGGAACCATGAAGCTAAGCAGGCTGTAATAACCGACTTACCAAACCCTCTCCCTGCTTGGAGCTGCATGTCAACTGGGCCATTCTGAAGAGCATCAGCCATTGCATACTGTGCGGCTGTTGGATCTCCTAAACCTAGATACTTAAAACACGCCCATAAATGATTACGAAAATCATCTACCATTTCTTGAGGAATATTCATTATTTACTTTTTCCCTCTCTTCATGTGTACCATTTTAGTGGGTTTATTAACAAACTTAACGGCATGTTTATTAGTTCTACTCTGAGTAGTTCCGCACGCACATTTAAACTTTTTATATGCCATTACTTTTTCCCCTTTTTCTTTTTCCAGCTAATACGCTTTGGTCCCTTTTTTTGTTTGGCTGAAGAGTTACATTGAGCTTTTGTAGGACGGCATGCTGGGTACGGTCTCTTACTTTTACCCTTAGCTGACTTTCGGCCACAAGGCTTACCTGTCTTACAATCAATCCAGCCCTTACCATCGTTACGGCTAAACCACTTTTTTAATCCTTCTTTCTTTTTAGCCATTACTTTTTCTTCCTTGATTTATTACCCCAGTTTTTAGCTCCAACCTTACGGCATTTAACTAACGCACCGGAAGCATAAGCAGAAGGCCATTTAGTATACCTACTCTTTACCTTATGGTAACATGCATCTCGTTTTGCTTTTTTCTTTTTAGCCATGATTAACACTTCCATCTTCTACGAGCTTTTCGTAAACGACTGTTAGGGTTCTTAGCTGCCTTAGGAAATTTCTTCATCTGCCCAAGAGAACGAGCACAGTAACTTTTCTTGCGAGCGCCACCACCCGGTTGAGGGGCTTTGAGTTTAGATCCAGTCTTCCGGTTAATCATTCTTCTGCCCTTAGCAGTCAGACCACCCTTTTTACTCTTACACCCATTCCCAATATTACACCCCTTCATAGCGCCTTTACTCTTACTCTTCTTTCCTTTAGATGAACTCTTTCTCTTAGCCATTTTAACCCCCTACTTCTTTGCTGGTTTCTTATGTCCCCATCCTTTTTTCTTAAGAGCTAGGTGTTCAGCATATGTATTAGCCGTTTTGCTTTTACCCGCTTTAGAATACATTGTATGTTTCTTAAAGGCTTTCTTTTTCTTAGCCATTAATACCCACCCATTGTCTTCTTCATACCTGCCTTAGGCTTAGCATTCTTCTTAGGATTCTTTGACTTTGAGTTCATCTTTGCAGCCTTACGATTAGTCTTCTTTGCCTTCTTCATGTTCTTATCCTCCAAATTTAAAAGGGACGTTATCAGATAACTTAGCTTCTAAAGAGTCTAATGCTTCCTTAGGAATGCTATCTAATAACTCAATGTTATCATTCAGGTATCCCCGAATAACTTGATACAAACCCGGAGTACATTTCTGCGGGTCATTTAAATCCATTAATAATGAATCTAGTAGAAAATCATTTAACTTATTTAGTTTATTTTTATTCATAAATTATCCTATTACGTTGACATCTGAATATTACTACCACTTGCAATAGATACATTTGATTGGTTAACTACCCTACTCTCCATAGTTTCACTAAGGTTGTAGTTATTTCCATAGCATAGGTTACCTGTAAATTGATTCTTTGCGTTTAGATTTTCTGGGTCGGGCGTCTGGGTGCTGCTTTGCACGGCCAGTTGTAAATTCCACCCAGTAGTAACTGTAGCCAAACCTAGTTCATGAGCCGTTTCCGTTCGTCCACCCTTCCCAAAAAGGATAGAAGATAATCTATAGTAAACACCTTGATTCAAATCCGTTTCTCCCCAACTTACAACAGGTTCACATTGTGTGTACTGAACTTCGCTGCCATCGGCTTGGTCCTCATCATCATGTGTAGTGCATCTGTTTAAGACAATGTTATTTAAAATCATAGAATGTCCTATAGAAGGGTACATACCAGAGTTTGGATTATATGACGATGCATACCAAATCCTCGCGTTACTTCCCCACCCAGTAGCCTGCCCAGCAATTCTTGAACCGTACTGTTGTAAAATATGGTTATGGTATATCGCCCCTTGGAAATAATTAAGGAAAGTATTATCTTTAATTATAAGATTATTTGTATTTTGTATTCTTGTAACTTTAACCGTGGGAATTATACGACTGGGAGATTCAGTAAACAATTGGTTCCAAGATTCTCCGCCAGTATGTCTTCCCCAGATAATATTATGTCCTGTTTGAGGTATTTCCATTTCTCTACTAGAAGTTATTTCTTCTGCTGCACTTCTACAACGGAAAGAAGATGTGGTGGTAGAGTTATATATTAAGTCTTGCTCAAGTCCAGCCCCATCCCAGCTTTCAGAATTTTCTTTACTTAAAGTATTTTGGGTAGAAGGACCGTACATTTTAAAGGAGTTTCTAAAGAATTCTAAATCTTGGTTTTGAACTGTTCTTGCGTCATCATCTACAGCTGGGAAATACCCCTGTTTAATATCACACCAAAATCTGACTGCATGAGCAAACTGAGGAACCGCAGGTCCTTCTGCATACTCTACGGCAGTAGTACAGTTAACAACCAAGCCTTGTGCAGACGAACCACACAAACCTTGTAGCTTTCTAATACCGGGGAATCTAGAAACCAAACCAGTCTTAGCTAAAATAATTGAGTTATCGTTAAGTTTAAAGTTTCTAATCCCAGCATTATTTGTTTGACCGCCATACACGGTAACACAATTACACAAACTCTCAATTACATTATTTAAAACATGAACACCGTTAGTATAATTTCTACTTGCAGAACCTAAACCAACTTCAGCACTAATATGAATACCACAAAGCCATGCATTAACATTACAATTTGATATATTAACGGCTCGGCAGGTATTAGCTTTCTTTACCGCAGATGTATAAGTTGTCCATGCTGTATCTGAGTTTATAAAACCTAAATCAAAACCACCTGTAGTAACAATCTTAATACCGTAAGCCGCAGATGGTTGCAATACACCAGTTAAATCTCTGGATTCATAATCTTGGGTACTGTAAGATCTCCATCGGGTAGACCATCCAGAGCCTGTTCCATAATTAGCGGTTTGGCTTTGATTAGGTGCTTGGCTATACGCAACACTATCCCAGTAAGTAGTACCATCACAATTACAATGATCAATGTCAATTTTCATACCAACTAATTTTACTGCGGTAGGAGTTGCATAGATTTCTGTGTCAGCTATAGGATAGTTTCTATAAGAGTTAAAGGAAACACATTTAAACTCGGAGTTATACACCTTAGCATCCCACAAGATACCATTATTGATATCTCGAATACCTGATGTTACCCCAATAAACTTACAGTTCTCGACTACAAGACCCATTAGGGAAGTATAGGATCCGGTCCCGTCATAAGCAATGCCATGACTTACATTCCTAAAAGTACATCCCTTAAATGCAATATCTCGACACTGCTTTAGGACCACTGCATTGCCCGCAGTTCCTGTCCACTTAAGGCTGTCGAACTCACAGTCCTCAAAAGTTACATCCTTACACCCAGTTAACTTAACCTGTCCCTGAGCAAAGCCCTTAAATCTACAACGCTTAAACAAAATCCTATATCCATTCTCAATATGTACACCAATACTACTTCCAATAATACCAAGAATATTTCCAGTATTAGTTGCTGTCCCACTCACACCCGAAGCCCAAGTTCCGGCTCCTCCTCCACTAAAGTTAGCTTCAAACTCTGTTGTACTTCCTCCAGTAAAGTTTGTTTTTGTAACGGTTGCTAAGGTATCTGTAATACTAGTGTTCCCGTCTCCTTCCACAGCCTGCGTTAACGTAATAGCTTGGTTTCCGTCTGCTTCTGTAGGTACAGCACTAACCGTAATCTTGCCATTATGACCATTAGCGTGTTCAATTGCTGCCTTTAGAAGAACAAGAAAAGCATTCTGGGTTACCCCACTACCGACATTGAAACCAACAGCAATACCTGTTGCTCCTCCTGTTAGAGTAGCCGTAATAGAACCAGTAGCCTTTAACGTTGCACCCGCTGTTACCGCACTTAAGTGCGCCACCCCACCATCTGAGGTATCAGAGACAAAGTAATCTATACTTGTACCATCAGTACTTATAATATTAACCTTCTGCCCCGCAGTTAATCCATGAGCTGCATCACCATCATTTGCTGTTAGAGTAGCAGTGGCTGGATCAATGTCAATAGCCATAGTCTTGTTGTTTAACCAGTCCCATTCAGGAGTAGCTGACCAACTAGAGCTGGTGTTATCATGATCAATCATAAGATCAACAAAGGTTGCTTTGGCTCCGTCTGTTAAACCATGATTTACGGGCCATGTAACACTAATGTCACTATTGCCAAAGGTGGCTTGATTAAAAGCTATACTACTATGAGCAATTGTAGACCAATGATGTAGAGTATCGTCAAATACAAGGTCTTCGATAATAATATCGTGAGGCTGTTGCTGAGCATTTGTAGACGATCCCTTCTTAGCTACTCGACTATTGTCTGTACCAGTAGCATAACTATGTAACAAAGGTTCTTTTAACCACAACACATTTCCATCTACTCTGTCCACAAAATGTAACTCAAATTGATTGATTGACCCATCAGTTCTTGTTTTAGTTACATCAGGATTAGAGCTATCAGCTGCCGACGTAGTGTAAATTTGGATTAAATCTTCTGCTAGAATGTTTGTAGAAGAGTTAACTGTAATAAATAAATCTCCGGTTGATCCGGCTGTAGTATCTACATAAGTAACTACACTAGTTTCACTAGGGCATTTGAGCATTGTATCGCTGGCGGAATTACTCTTAGTCCAGTTAAATTTACCGTGTCTCCACTGAAAATCTGACTTAGTAAAAGTCTCAATACTACTATTAACACCATAGTGTCTTCCTTGGAAATCAGTGGATCCAAGAATAGAAGATGTAGATGCAGATCCTCCAGCAATACCAGCATTATTTAATGCAGTTGTTACTGAGGAAGCATCGTCAGTTGTTCCATCATTAGTACCAGCCGAAACATTTGCAAGGTTTGTGACACCAGCAGCAGAAGCCTCCCATGTTGACCCAGTCCACTTTAAGAATTGTCCGGTACTTGCTGCGCTATCTTGTACATCCTTAAGATTATGTATAGAAATACCATTAGTTCCGTCATCAGGATCTACACTTACCCAAGCTCCAGATATTCTCTTTAATATATGTCCATTTGTCCCAGCACCATAGTCCGTTACATCGTTGAAGTCGGCAACATCTAAACTCTTAACATGTGCAGTAGTAGCAAGAGCGCGACTTGAGTCAGTTGCAGCTACGGTTTCAGCTTGAATTGTTCGAGCAGATCCTGCATCCCAATCACCACTTAAAGCAATAGTTCCATCAGCCCTAATTGTTGCTGCTTGAGTAACTTCTACCCAAGTAGATCCAGAGTATCTAATGATGTCTCCAGCTGTTAAGCTAAGACTGTTTAAGTTTGACATTGTATGCGTACCAGTACCCACCACATCATAAGTATGTCCAGTTGATGGACTGCTTGGGGCTGAAGTACCTGCGCCACTAGAAATATCAAAGGTTCCCTTGTAAACTAAAGCACCACCTATGGAAGTTATCTTCTCATCTAATGTTTTACCTTGGTTTGCAGATAAAGGTTGGGTAGTAGAAGTAGAGGTTAGGACATCACTCGTGTTAACCTTAACCTGTTCCCCTGAAATTACCATAGAATCGTCCGCTAGGTTTAATCGAATCTTATCGGTTGCTTTTCCTGTACCTTGAATTCCGTCTTCTGCGCTGATATTGAGTTGGCTAGTTCTTAACAACCCCGAACTATCTAAACTGGGGACACCACTTAACGTATCTAAAACCGGGTTCCATTCGTGTAGGTTGTACACAGAATCTATAGCCTCTTGTACAGAGAACAACAACTGATCTACAATAAAGTTTAAGTTATCTGAATTAATTCTTGAGCCACTCGTAAACTCAACCAGCTTTGTTAAACTATATGTCTTCCGCAAAACATAAATGGTATCTCCTGACGCTATACTTGGTAAAGTAATTACCGCACCACGCCCACTTTGACTTGTAGTCCAGTCCCAATCACTCGCTGTAGTTGAGAATGTAATTGTTTTATTAGCAGAATCTATAGTATACATAGGGCTTCCACTGTCACTATCTCTTGGCAGAGTATAAGCGGACCAAGCTTCGCTTGCCGTAATAGCAGAGGTAAAGTCTGCATCTACAATAGTACTTTCGTCAAACTTTCTTACGACTACGATTTCATCTTGATCATCTATTGACATACTAAGTCTATCATCTGGGTTAATAAGACTACTGTAATCAACTACATAATTATTATTAATTACATCAGCGCCTGTCTTTTTAACAAAAGTAGACTTGTTTGAAGTGTTGTTATACGCCACGAGTGTTTCTCCTCTAAGAAGTTAAGAAGTGCGGAAGCCTCTTAAACTTACCGGTAAATTCCATGTTAGTTATATTCATAGCATGGGGGTAATCTGATTTGATTTTGATTGTAATATCATCGGTAAATCCAAGTATACTAAACTTAAACGTACCGTTTTCATCTAGAATATCTGCTCCGAAAGTAGAGCTAACTGATCCTAAAATATTTGGATTAAATGTATACGTAACTGACTCTCTTTGTTTTCTAGAAACCTCGACATCATACAGACCAGTATTAAAGTGCCTGAATACTGCATATCTTAAGTTAAAGGATCCGGGTATTACATTATTAGACTCATCTCTAACAAACAAAGTTGATAACTCTGCTGTTGCTTCATATTTAGAACCAACCCATAATGAATTTGCACCAGTCCAATCACCACTTGCTTCATATATCACATCGGTTCCGTCAATAGTTACATAACTTAAATTAATTATACTACCAATAGAATTTCCAGATCGTACAACGCCTGTATCCCAAGAGTTTAAACCACCTGTAATTGTAAAATTAGTTTTATTCGTAGAAGAATTAAAGGATGTTTCGGCAGACACTATCATATGTTTGTCTAGTCTAGGTCTATCTAGATCATCTGGATATAAATACATCTTTTGTAAAGTAAGTTGTGGTGTTCCCTCAACTTCTTCCTGTGTCACCGCAAACAAATAGTCTCCCATTGCGTTTAGTGATTGTATGTTTCCAGTCGATGTTTCAAATTTAAAGAAAGCGTTTTGAAGAATCTGATCTTGTGATATAACATTTCTAAAACAAAAGATATTATTAGTTGGGTTTCCACTAGATTCTTCTACAACAAATAATGTATTATGTGCAGAGGAGGAGGTTACTGTCCAGAACTCTCTAGGTAAATAGTTAGGAGCGGATCGAGATACCTCATAAGCTTGTTGAGGCGAATCAGTACTACTTCCAAAATAAATATACAATCTATTATGAGCATAGAAGAATAAGTTATTGTTTAATAACATAGGTTGTATTGCAGATGTCATTGGGTAGAAAGCTGTAGGTGCAATCTCAGCTGACAATGGAGAGATTTGATTCTCTGAACCCATTAATTCGTACTGAGTCTCTCCCGATGTAGCGAGGAAAAGGAAATCTCTATAAGGAATTAACCAAGTAATAGGTGTATACTTATTAGAAGAAACCTTAAGGTCAATAGGATCTCTAAACTCAATTGTTGCTGGATCAGTAATAAAGAAGTTATCAAAATCCCCTAGTTTACTTGAAAATAAATTATCATCCGTAGAAAGAAATAACCTATCTCGATAGAAAGCAATTGCCTTTAATTCTTTTTGAACAGCCTCTCCTTCATCATCACTAAATGCGGATGGTCCGGGGTTATTGATATAAGTCCCAGCAGTCCTAGGATCCCACCCAATTTCTCGTATCCGCCAACCCCCATTAGGTAGATTATCAGAAGGAATAGTAGAGATAAAAATCTGCATTGGCATTCGTCTACTATCTAACAGTGACATCTTATCTGGAGTTCTGATTTTAGACAGGTAAGGTTTAGTTACCTCGTTAACGACACGATACCAACCCGGAGCATTTGCTAAGTATGCTTGAGACAGATAATAGATCTTACCTCGCCCTCGATAACCATCGGTTGTAGGACCAGCCAAAGGATATAGATAGGATAGCATTTCTTCGGCACCGTTATGCAAGAATGTATCGCCTAAACTTCCTTCAACAAATGTACCATTACCATTTGGAGGAAATCTTAAATCACTAAACTTTGCGACTGCTTGTCCTAAATATAATTTATCTGGATCCGGGTAGATGTACTCTTCAACCGGTATAAATTCAGGAACTCTGTCAGTTACCTCTTCCCATTTGCTGCTAGATGATGGATTTCCAACTGTACTTTCAACAAAAGGTCCGGGTAATGCAGCAGAACCCAGATCTGATTTAACTTTGTAAATTTTGTCTTCATAAATAGCTTCTTCACCCCATGTAAAGTTTGTAGTATTATTCCAATACTGTGCTACTCCAGCGGGATCTACCTTAACTGTGGTTTCATATGTTTCTGGCTTGCCTTTATTGTCTATAACATTTGATAAAGACCCATCAAGATTGTGTAAGAAGTATCCAGTCTGTTCTTCTCCATCCTCACTGTCTATAGTTCGTTCAACACCATCAGAAGTAAATCCTGCACGAACTAATGTATTTAATACAACAACAGTAGAACCAATACTAACAGCCCTAAGAACATCCTTAGCTTTATTTTCTGGTACGTTACTTCCGTATGTGATATAAGCTCGGCAGTCTCTATCTATATCAAACCCTGTTTCAACTGCTTGTATACTAAAATCATTACGGTCCACACTAAAGACCCACATAAGATCTGATTCAAGATCCGTTGCTTTGTAATCTACAACAATTAAATAATTTACATCTTCACTAACTTCAAACCAATAGTACCATAAATCCTTATCAGAAATATTGGTAATACCTAAAGCAGAGAAAGATGTATCCTTTAATGGGTGAAAACCAGAACGTTTATCAATTGACCTTTCGGTGGAACAAAACATATTTGTCAACTCTTCTGCTTCGGTAGGCAATCTCTTTGTAGGAGCTTGCCTACCAACACCAGCACTAAGGGTGTTAATAGGAAGTTTTACTGGAAAATATGATGTTCGTTTATTTCGTGAAGGCTGTTGATTGACCATTAATTATCCTCCTGTAGTACGCCAGAACCGAAACCTTGCCGGATCATTAGTACCAAGTCTTCTGTTTAAGATAGCCTTAAGTTTTCCAGTACCCGAGTCAAATACATTCCTATTCTTATCATCTAGAATAGATGCCTTTGCTCCCGTGACGTACATATTTTCTAAGCCTTGGAGATAAATGTCTGCATCCCCGTCTCCTTGCGTAACCATTTGGTATTGTCTAGCAGCCGCCGAAAGAATACCTCGTTGTACGGGAGTATCCATATCATTCCATTGAATAGTATGGATGATATCAACATAGTAATCTATATCTGGTTTCCAAATATCAGTCTGATCTGTTACGTTGAACAGATACTTATCTGGATTTCCTTTTACTAAACCAACTATCTTCCACCCCTCATCATCATTTGTATGATGTGAGATAAGTTCTGCTGAAATAGTATTAGCGGGTAATAGGATCTTACCCTCAGTAGTCAATGTTACTTTCTTACAAAAATTATTATTAGCAATTCCTCTTAGTTGAAAATCATCAACAAACTGATCTAAAATAAACTCAGATACTTCCGTATCTAATCCACTGTTATTTTCTAAATCAGAAACAAGGGATTCTCCTGCCATTAATAACATATGATTTACAGCATCAAGTCTAGATATAACGCCCACAAGAATCTCCCTATATAAAAAGTCCCCCGCCACCCACTTGGGGCAGCGGGGGATTTGTGCATAAATAGCGTAACGAACTGTTACACTAGTTCAATCAGGACTGCTGAGCGTAACCGTCAGCATCAACATCAAGCTTAGAAGCTCCTCGAAGCTCTGCCCTTGTGTCGTTGTCAGCGTGAGCTGCATTACCCGCGTGGATAATTGCAGCACACTCGGGACGAAGAACGCCCGTACCCTGCATCATCGAAGCGACCGTGAAGGTCGTGTTTCGACGCACGTCATCAACAGTGTCAACCTTAAGACCCTGAAGTCTAAGGGAGGCAACTGCATCAGGGGTAAACATAACAGCACGAACACCAGTAGTTTCCGTACCTGAGTCTGTCATACCCATTAAGAAGTCAAGGTTGTACTTGGCTTCACCAAGGGTCGTACCACCAGAGGTGTCTCTGAGCTGGTCCGAACCGTGGTTCGTCTTGATGATGGTGCAACCCATGTACTCAAGCGAGTCATGCATCTGACCATAAGCATCGGTCAGGTGATTACCCAAACCAGTACCAAAGCCACCATCAGTGTTACCACCGAAGTAGAGCTGACGGCCACCGGAGTTAAGGTCTCCCGAAGCTCTTGCAACACCCAACGCACGGATGTCCATGAAGCACTGAGGACTCACGGCCATAAATAACTGGCTGTAAGGGATACTGTTTTCCTGAAGGAAGACAATATACTTCTCAATGTTTTCAAGAGCTGAAAGAGCACCAGTTGCTCGGTCAGCCGCAGCAGCACCAGCAGTACCCCATGAAGAAAGCTTCTTTGAACCACTGCCATCATCACCATATAACGCACTGTCCAAGTTTAAACTAGGACGAGGATCGTTAGTGATCTGACTAGTGACACCCGCACGAACAAGGTAAGAGTAGAGCTGCTTGTCTCTGGTGTTAGCCAAAGTCAGAGCAGACTGTCTTGCCAGTTCGTTACGATACTCCCACTGGGTCAGCATAAGGTCAACGTTGTCAAGCTCGAAGTGAGCAGCCATTGGACGCTTGTCCAAGGTGACTGCGAACGTCGAGGTATGAGCATCCGAACCACCGATTAACTCTTCACCTGCATCCCACGAAGGGTTCAGGTTAACAGTACCAGTAATTGGGAATTCCATCGTCGTTCCGCTTGGAATAACTCTGGATGTAACGACCTTTTCAAACATATTAAATTCATCATACGCATTAATAACTTCGCCTGACCAAATTGGAAGCCAAAGCTTACCAGCCTGTCCAGTTCCCGCAGAATCTCCAGAGCTAAAAGGTAAGCCCGAGGTGGGAGAAGCTACATTTTCACGATAGGCTAATTGCCCCTGTGTTAAGTTAGACATTTAAGTCTCCTTTGTTGAAATAAAATAAAACTATTATCACGGATTATGATTCAACAGCTAGGATTATTCCAAAGGAGTCCTTCTCTGAGGCGGATTTGTATTGGTCGGTGCATCCATTGTCCTAGAATTCACTAGGAGGGATCACATCCTGTTCACACAGTTCCAAATGTGGGTCCGTCTTCCCTTCTTAAGCTGGTAAGGTATTCCAATCAGTTCGAGCCATTCGCTCTTCAACTGCATTACGGAAATTCTTATCCAACCTATACTTAGGATTGTTTCTGTCAGCCTTAAATTCTCTTTGAGTTTTATAACCTATATACCCAGTTTCACTGGCAGGTACTGCGGCTAAGTTTCTAGGTGAAGTGGTAGGCTCATTGGCCTTAGGAGCAGTTACCGCTTCATTATACTTAGCAGCTAAACCTCGAAGAGTAATATCATACTGAGGAGAAGACAATCCAGTATTAATTGCATCGCGTTCAGCCTGATTTAAGTTAGCAGTAGCCCACTTGAACATCTTGTCCATGTTTTCTCGGCCACCGACAACCTGTGAGGCTTCGTCGAATCTATTCTTAAGTCTTGCATGTTGAGCCATCTCATAATCATCAATCATACCCTCAGTAAAACCAGTCATAGACTTAATATTTTGTCTGGTTTCATCTGACAGGGTTCCAGTGGTAGCTAGCTCAGTACCCCACTTCATATATTCTTCTTCTGGAACACCCTTTACAGTAGGGGTCTCAGTCTCAGGATTTGGAGTGTTGGGTATTCTTAATTCGTCAGTTAACATAGGCTCTGGAGTATCTACTTCAGGAGTAGGTGCTGGAGATTCTTGATAGCTAGGATTAACCGCACCGTTTTCCATGTACTGAGACTTAAGGTCAGCAACCTCTTGCCTAGACTGGGTATACTGCTTTTGTGCTTCCTTTAAACTATCAAACCAAGCTGAGGCATCCTTAAAATTTTCAGGAATACCTTCTCCACTAGTTTGAACATAGGTTTCAAACGCCTGTCTTTCCTTCATATGCGCGATCTCATTAGGATCGCTCGTCAGTGATTGTTCCTGTTCCGTAATTTGTTCCTGTAATACATCAGGCGTATCCTCGGAATGAGGAGTCACATACTCGTTGTTCTGTTCAGTCATTAAAATCTCCTATCAGATTATTCCCCCGTCGAGAGTCTGATTACTTAAGTGCCGCGAAGATAAAGTTTACCCCCGCAGTTAGAATTAAACTTGCCGCAAAGGCAGCCACATACATCTTCGTATGTAGTACAGCTAACCGGTGTTCAATACTGGCTAACCTTTGATCAAGTTTTTCAAGTCTATTATTATTACGTTCTAACTCATGTATAACTAATTTCTTATACTGGTCCCACCCATTAACATCCATATCAATACTCCTACTCGTATAAAGCTACTATACTTGAGCCATTTGTACCGGTACTACGTATCCGTGAAACTTTTAAGGGATGAACTACACCCCTCTCCAAACGATCAGTATCGACATTACTTGTATTACCTGAAGCAATAGTAGATACATCTACAAATCGGGTTGTGTTAAAGTATCTGTCATTTAGATAACCCATAAGCCTAGTTCTATCACCAGAAGATAGCTTACTACCTCCGGTCCACATCATAAACTCAGGTATATCTCCAGCAACAAACCTACTTAATGACGAAGAACCTTGCCTACACCCAACATACATAACATCTGTTAAGTCTGCATCAAATGTATCAAACCCATTGGTTGCGGTATCTGTTAAGACGCCATTAAGATACATAAAACCATCATCACCATCCTTAGTTATCTCACAGATATACCAAGTATCCGCAGAGATAGCACTATCCGTAACTAAATCAGGGGAGTCAGAGGTTTTAAAGTTTAAGATACCACTTGAATTAACATATAAACCCCAGTCACTGTTTAAGTTATCCTTACACCAAATAAATTGTTCAGTATTTACTGCATCCAATTTAAATACAATAACTAAACTAAAATCATCATCGCTTAATCGAAACTCAGCTGAGTCTGCTATGGATAAATACTTGTTAGTTGAAAAAGTCATCATAGGTTTTCCATTAATACCGGTAGCATCTACTCCCGGTCCAGAAACACCACCTTGAGAAGCTCTAGTTGCTCGTGTGTTTTTACTTCCTTGACCAACCATAAACCCAGATGAAACGTTATCAGCTCTCCACCAACCCTCTGGTTCACCTGCATCGGTTGTAAGAGAGGTGTGGAGGGAGGTAGTACTATCTGTATAACATCCATCACCTACAAAAATAGCGTCAGCTGGGGTAGTTAAATCAGAACCATCACTAGGCGTAACAGCAACTGCTTTGGTGTATTTACTAGGCATTACGAATAAGTCCCACCCGATTCAAGAACTACAATATCAGTTGCTGCGGTCCCAGTTGCCTTAACTATTTGAGGAGCAATAGGGTACACAGTTCCTTGAACCATATTCTTAAACAAAACGGCAGCACTGTCACCTTCAAGTTGCATAGTAACATTGCCACTTACTCCTACGTACATAGCATCCCACCCACTCCCAGTAAATCCAGAGATAGTGTTGGAATCATGCGGAGTAACAGCCGCAGCCTTAATATATTTATCGTACAAAGATCACCCCCTTAAGCAGTGAAAGCATATTTAAAAACAGAAGTTGCGCTACCCGTGCCTAAGTTTAGACCGCTAGCATTAAAATGAATCCTAAAGTAAGGAATCGAAGTATAGTTTGTCAGGTCAGCTACATAAGTTTCAGTAGCTGCGTTGTTGGGTTGAGTATCTGCATCTAAAGTAACAAGAGCTCCGAAATTAGTTCCATCAAAAGAACCTTCAAGAACTAAAGTTGCTACTACATCAGCGTATCCGGTAGCAATAGTATGCGAAATAAGAATCTTCTTACCTGCCAGATTGCTTGTAATGTTTCCAGACACTAAGCTATTCGATGCACCTACAGCTGATGCAGCCTGAGACGTGGCCGATGTATATATTGTTTGACTATTGACAGTACTACTAGTCCAAGCAGTATCTGAAATTTGAATAACGGCCATTTAATGCCTCCTTAGTTAAGTGAAGTAGTGATGGAATGTACACGAACCTGAAGTACCAATTCCCTTTCCACTTGAATTGAAGTGAATTACAAAGTATGGTACTGAGCTAACGTCAGTAAGATCAATTGTAAAAAATCTAGGTCCAACAGTTGAAGGTACAAAGTCTGTTGAAAGAGTTCCTACGACAGCCCAACTTGAGCCATCAATAGATCCTTCTAAATAAACTGGGGTATCAGCTGCTGTGCTGAACGCAGTCACAACATCAATACAAACATGTAATTTCTTTCCATTAATATTATCTGTAATAGTAGCACTGCGTAAACTATTTGTAGCGCTTGTTAAAGACAACGAAGCATTTGAGGAAGCTACTGCTGCCACTGCACCTTGTGATCTTTTAACAAAAGCATTTGGTTGTTGTTCAGCACTCATTGGTTAACCCCCATTTGCTGCATTACCTGCTGGATTCCTTGTCCACCAGTTTGTTCTAAGTCTTGCATAGCAGCCTGTTGTGCAACCTGTGCGGCTGCCTGCTGTCCCATCATCTGTTGCTGTTGCTGGCCTTGTAACTGAGCCATCTGTGCGGCTCGTTCCTGTTCTTCTCTCTTAACATCCTCTTCAGATTTAATCCAATTCTCTGAGTTAAATCCAAGTGATGTTATTAACGCCTTGCCATACTGATCCCACCTAAAGGATGCGATAGCACTCTCAGGTAAGTTTCTTACCATCTCACCCATCTGCATTAACTTCTGAAGATCACTGTCACGGCTCAGTGCCTGAAGACCCGTTACAATTTCTACACTAAGTAATCCTTCTTCAGTCATAAACAAATCACGAATTCGTTCATCAACATCTCCATTAGTTGTCATAATAAAGACAGTTCTAGATACTACGGGCTTCATTAAATCTCTAGCAATTGCAGAGAAAGCTCCGCCTAAAACATTCTCAAGCTCTTGTCCAATCATACGTACAGCAGTAGCGGTTACCCGCTCACCCTGAGGCATACTTGCTGAATCTAAAAGGAAAGCTTTACCTATTTCATTCCGAAGTATCTCAACCCCTGCTTGAACCGAAGAAATTTGTGGGTTCATTGTTGTGGAAGGGGAGACAGTATGGATTTCATTTGGTCTAGCGGAGACAAAGTTTCCAGTAGGTGACTTAGCAATGTCATCAATCTCTGCCATACCAGTCGGGTCGACTCCAATCCAAAAGATAGACGAAGCTGTAATGCCATGGATTAATCCCTCAGTAAACCCTTCAAGAGTTTTAATATCACCAATGACATCTTCACAATGGGATCTACCATAGTTTTCACCGGGGATACCAGACCATCGCAAGACAACAAAGGGAGGTACTATGTACTCACCTGTCTCAATAACATTACCGTCCTGATCTTCTTTCTTAACTTTCCAAATACCCTTATCCTTATAAGCACACGTATAGATTGACTTATAGCCATGCTTATCGTGCTCACCAATACCAAGGGTATTTAATAGCTCGTTGCTTTCAATCACGGCAGGATCTGTTTCATACTCAATATAAATAACTTCCTCAAGATCACCGTACACATCTCGCCTACAAACAAAACGATCTAATCTAATAAGCCGGAAGCTCATATCGTCACCCATAATTAACATAACATCTCCAACAACAATCAAATGTTGGAGAGCTTGATAAATAGATTCTCTAATGTTACCACTAGATAGTTTATTGTAGACCTGAAAGCTTAGGTTCTCTAGGTATTGTACGATTTCTGTTTCGGGATTCACTCCAGAAGACAGGTCAAACTTAAAGAAAGGCATGTCGTTTAAAGGAAGGAGAGCGGATAACATTCTACTAGCCATAGCGGTTACGCCCCGAGCTGGGACTGAACTATAGGGCTGAGGAAGTTGACTCTGTTCATTCCAATTACTTGGAGGAAGAAGAGAGGGTACTGTTAAAGACGCGCAATATCTTGCTCTCTCTAACTTGTTTTCACGTAGAGAGTCTAGGATATTGTATCTTTGAGCAATGTTATCCATTTAGTTATTCCTTATTCAGGGACGGGTTCACCACCGGCAGCCTCACCGCCAGCTTCAACACCTCCAAGTAATGCGCCATACATGTTTGCAACCACATCATCAACATCAGCTTCAATAATATCGACACCTGTATCCAAGGATGCTCCGGCTGCTTCTTGTTCTTGCTGCCTTAGTTCCATTTCATTTGCAGTCTGCTCTTGTTGGATTCGTAATCGATCTGCTTCTTCTTGTTGTAAACGCATTTCTTCTTGTTCAAGTATAAAATTTCTTTGCTGCTCATCCCGAAGATTTGCAATCTCAGCCTCTTTATCTAACAACAATGAATGCTGTTCAAAAGTCATTGGCTCATATGCGGGTTGATCAGGCATGTCAAATCCACCGCCACCGCTTCCAAATACCATAATATATTTCCTTCCTTAATTAAGCGGGCCTTGAGCCCCCACGGCCAGATCTCTTGTTACCCTTGGAAGCTAATCTTCTCTTAGGCTTATAAGCTCTTCCCATAACACTGCCTCGACCACCACTAATAGTCTCACCGGTATTTAAAACAGAATCTCTAACCATTTTAGACTTAGCTTGCATTACCTTTTTGGTCTGTCTGTTTTCCAAAGCAAAAGCAGCTGTCTTTCTTTGCTTAGCAACTGCTCTGGCCTGTCTTTGGTATGCTTTACGTTGTTCTGCAAGAGCTTTGTTAGCTTCTGCCTGCATACTTTCTGCTTGAAGATTAGCACTAGACTGTAGCGATTGCATGTTAGATTGCATTCTATTTAATAAATTCGTGTAATAGTTACCCTGTTGAGACAATGCATTTTCATAGTAGGATTTCTGTTTCTTCATTCTCTTCCTACCCGCATCCTTAGCTCCGCCGCCGAATAAATCACTAACCCATCCCATATGTTAACCCTTTCGTTGGTTTTTAAATATAGCTTCAATCTTTTCAATAACATCTATTTGTCCCGCACGAAAGATTGATTCATTTATGTATTCTAAATTAGTCTGATCCAGTTTGTAAATTAGAGGGGGATACTTCTCCCTCAGATAACTTATCAGATTTTCGTCGATTGGGGCTAAGTTCCTCTGTTCTAGTTTCTTCTTCATTTAACATCTTCTCCATTGTAGTAAGTCGTTCATCTAAATTCCTAATTAAAAGAAGGATCTCAGGAGGAAGAACACTAGCATTCATTCTAAGTTTTCTATAAATTGTATCTGTATTGTGTAAAGACATTCAAGGCTCCACTAAATCTACGACTTCACATGAGCCCCCGGTACATGCTAAAGTCTGTGTCTGTGTTGTTGTGTCCTCGGTTTCATAAGAAGATAGCTTAGACCAGTCGATCTTGTCAGGCATAGCAATCTTTAATAAATTATAATCTCTAGGACCAACAGGCTCAAAGGGAGCCTGCTCATATACATGATCACTGTAAGGGAGAAATGAAATCCCGCTTACGTAATCCCAATTTTCCCACACCCATTGACCAACCTTAAGGAAGTTTTCGTCAGAGTACGATACAGTAATAGACGGCTTGTGATCACACCAAGTCTTTTGATACTCTAACCAAAGTTCTAGATGTTCTATTGGATCTAAATTCTTTTGGGTAATAGAACCCTCAGGAGATTTCATAGGGAAACTAAACACCATGGTGGCATCTGGTCTAGCCGAACAAATCTCATGGGGTATATCATGATCAATCATAAATTGACAGATAGGATCCTTTGTGTCTACACGAACCCTGCGAATATAGTACTCACTATATCTAGGATGCATACCAGAAGAAGTTCCTGCTACACAAGAGGTTGTTCCACTTGGCTTGCAGCAAGTAATAGCCTTGCTTGCAGGGATACCAAGAGCATCTGACCACGTAAGATTAGTTTCCTCAGCAACTTCCTTTAGCTTCTTTAAAGTATGACGAAGTTTGGGTAGCCCGTTCTGTCCGGCCATAAGTTTATTATCAAAAACACCAGTAAAAGAAACCCCAAGGAGGCGTTCTTCTTCGCAGTTCGTAAGCCAGTCGTTGTCGAGGTAAGAAAATCTAGTGCAGCCAGACTGAATAGTTCCAAGAATAGTTGCATACCTTACCTTTTCTGAAAGAGTTTCAAGTGTGTCATCCGGTCGGACAACAACCTCTGTTAAATTACAAAATTGTTTGGGTCTAAGAATAATCTCACTGCAAGGATTAGTACCAAATCTAATTCCTTCAGTCTCTCTACCGCTGCGTTCCGCCAGCCATGATAATGATTGACGATTACAGATGCCTCGCTCCCCACTACGGGACTCGTACATAGTAGACCATTCTTTCATGAACTCACTAAGAGATGGCTTCTTGTCGTAGACCGCTGAGTTATTAGCAAGACTACGGTGGCCTGAGGTTTCCCACCATGGACCAGACTTGGCAGTTGCCATGTCACTATCATGAAGATCACTTAATGAAATCAAGGCAGATCTACGAACAGCACCAGCAATTACTATCTCTCCAGTAAGGCAGACAATATCATGTACCTCAAGTGAAGTAAGCTTACGACCTTGAGCTGCCATGAATGTATTGACTACATATCTAAACAAACGCTCGAGTGGTTCCGGCCCACTGGCCCTCCCACCAAAGGTCTTAAGCCTAGTGCCAGCGGGCCTAATGTTTGAAGTATCCCACGTTGGGTGTGTTCCCTCATACAGAAGGGTTAGGAGCTGCTTAAACGACTCTGCCCACCCTACCCTAGAATCAGGGACCACAATAGTTTGTTCTGTATCACGTACAATTTCCTCTGGGATATCAGGAAGTTTGCTGGTATTTTCTTCTTCACAAGAAAAGCCTACACCTGTACCGCAACAAAGGATATACATGATATCGCTAAAGGATCTAATCTCATCAACAGCAACATAAGAGCAGTTATAAAGACATACATCATCAACATCAGCAGCTGACCCAGCGGTCATTAGCGCTCGCATTGAGGGGAATATCTCTCGTTTCTCAATTAAATTCCAAATTTCCTTTAAGTCCTTTTGGGAATGGTTCAATTCAAATCGATTTAACATATAATTCATGAACCGACTTACCGTTTCCGACCAATCTTCCCGCCTATTTTGCTCAGGAATCCACTTACAATACCTACTCTTAACTATGAACTGCTCAAAGTTGTCCATTAACCTTACTCCTTTATACTTTATAGCCCAACTTTAGGGTTCCAAAGCGTTAGTTTTTTAGTTTTTAAATTAAAATTCTCATTAGATAGTATCCGTACACACTGTCCCATTACTATGGCTAGTGTTTTAGAATCCAATCCACACGTATCCTTAGGGTGATATTTCTCTTCGGTATAGATTTTCATGATCTCCTCATGCCAATCTAATCCCTCTTCTTCCCACTCCTTTAGAAATTTCTGGGCCTTCTTGGGACCTATTCTCCACAGTCCCGGTATACCATCAGTACTATCTCCAGTTAACCATTGCTCACAGAAAAATCTTTCGGCTTCGTCAGGAGAAATATACCTTGGCTCCTTATCCTTGTCTGGATTAAAGTGCCAGCCTCGTACCCCCTTTAGATCTTTATCAATCGTTACAGCAATACCCCGATTTGAGGAGGCATAGATACCCATGATATCATCAGCTTCTATAGTATCAAAAGCAAGGCAGTCATAAGTTTCAATGATATGCTCTCGTACCTCATCTAAATACTCCGGCCTATATAAATCATCCCGAAACAATTTATAATTAGGCCAGATGCTTCTACGAAAGTTTTCTTTACGGCTACATGAAAGGGTGATAATATACTTATCGACCCCCTCAGGCAACCATCGTTTGATATCACGCTCAACCTTGTCTGGAATTAGATCCGGGTTCTCTGAGTCCGCCCAAAAAGCTGCCTTATAGATTAAGATGTCACCATCAAGGTAGGCTTTAGTCGGCTTCTTCTTCGTACTCTTCGTTTTCTTCCGGCTCATCGTCTAGATCTTCCAACATAAGTAAATCAATTAACTCCTCAATGTATTTATTTAAAGAGGGTTTAGTATCTTCGATGGGTTCTACGTGAACACCACACCAAATAGGAGTCATAAATTTAGCCTTGTCTTCTAAGTCATTCTCTGTCTTGTTGTTTATAATTCTATGGCTAAACATATCACGGTAATCTTCTTCCTCATTATCCACACGACTAGCCAGTTCTTCGGAGGGGTGCTGTCGCCACTCTCCATCTGGGTCATTCATTGGTCGGTTTCCGTAGGACATAAAGATTAACCTCGCATTCCATTTCCTACTGGTGTTTAACTCATTAAGAAAACGGCAGTCATCTACGATAACACAGCGTTCCCAATAAGATTTACCAGCTCTAAGATCTTTAGTCTCTTGAATTGAAATAGCTTCAAGTTGATCTTCAAACTTATGGATCCAATAGTCTGGATCCTCTTCTCTCTTTAATACGCCTTCCCGTTGACAATACTCTCGGTATTCTTGGGGGTGCGTTTCTTTATCAAATCCTTTGGCTGCTGCCTCTTCCTTAAGAGGACCGGCAAAGGAAAGTATCTTCGGTACAAGCCCAATTTCAAAAGCATTTTGTGCTATATAATGAGCAAGAGTTGTCTTACCCACTCCGGCTTGTCCTGCAATTACAATTAACTGCATAGTTTTTGTACCTCTCTATATAATTGTTTAGGCGTAACGCAATCTCGCACACCAAAGCCACACAACCTTAGAAAATTAGACACTAACAATGAGCAAGTCTTAGGTTGCAAAGACTTACATCTAAAGATGGGTCTAGTAAGTAGATACCAGACACCAACACTTCTTGAGTCACCTATATAAGGAATTTTTAGATAGTTAGTTAGTTGTCCAATAGAAACCATTGCATCCCCTAGTTCTAGTTTGTGTGTGGGATAGTAGAATTTTTTATGAAACATATCAGCATCAACGAATCTTGATTTGCGATTCTTTTCACACATTAATAAGACCGATTGACCGTCTATAGTGAATATTATACCACAATGGTGAAGCCGTGTCCAGTTAAAAAAGCTAATTACTTTCCCAATAAAATATTTATTATCATAGAAGACAACACTTACATTAGCTTTTTGAAAAGCATAACTAAGAGATGGTTTCTTAAATGACACCCATCGTGTACTCATTGATATTGAATACCTAATCCCAAAGCAACAGCAAGAGCGTGTTCCATTCTAGCGCCCTCACTTTTTTCCCATCCTCGTAACATGTACATACACTCACACTCAAAGACAAGGTCTACATCTCTCTTTAATGCATCCTTTAGTTCAAGCTTAGTCATGTTATCAGTAGGGTCCACTCCAGCTTCCCTATCTACCCGTGCTGGGTTGACGGGATTCCAAACCCTCTTACTTGCTAAGAACTTTTCCGCAAGATCAAAGGCTTCGTGGTTGTTATTCTCGTATCCCCGCATGGGACCTGCAATATAGATCCGTAATGTTGTAACTGTATCTAATGGCATTCTGACCAATTCCTTCCTATTCGATAATCCCCGTCCATGGGTACAAGACAACCTAGTCTACTACCCGCATCAGTTATACAAGCCTTACCTATTTCACCAACTTCTTTGGCAATAGAAGGATCGCATTCGATTTGCCATTCATCATGGACTGTTGCCATGAAAGCAAACTTATTCCTAAACTTCTTATTTAACTCTGCACTAAACAAACACTGGGCTAACTTCATTAAGATAGCACCATCGCCCTGTAGTTGGACATTCAGTGCCTTGTGAGCAGCACGGCAAGGAACCTCACGCTTGTCAAGCAAGGTAATAGTTCCCTTCTTTGCTACTTGAAACTTAACATTCTCAATTAATTCTTTTAGTGCAGGCATACTAGTCAAGAACTTTTCCTTTAATTCTTTACCTGCCCGTGCGTTCTTGCCAATGATCTTACCAACCTTAGCATCTCCAGCACCGTAGATAAATCCATAAAAGAATGTCTTAACGACAGCCCTTTCTTTAATACCAGTAGCTTGCATGTTAGTTGAATGAATATCTCCATCGACTACAGCTCTTCCGTACTCACCATTATCCCACGGAGCCATACGGTTAGCTAGAAGCCTTGCCTCTAAACCAGACGCATCAATCCCCACTTGTACCCAGCCCTCACGAGGGACGAACAACTCACGAGATCTAGAGTCACTACTCACTTGCTGTAGGTTTGGTTGGGATGCAGTCATGCGTCCAGTTACAGTACCTTGTGGGTTAACTGAACCATGTATTCTGCCGTCCCTAGAATTACGAGCACGGTTAATCCAATCAGAAACCATACCCAAAAGTTTCTGTATATCAAAGTATCTAACCAAAGACTTAGCTTCTGTATACGGAAGTTTCTTAAGTACCGCAGCATCAACCTTAGGGTTTCCCTTTTCTGTCTTAGGAGGATTCCATCCATACTTCTTTGTAAGCCTGTCGGCAATCTGTTGCCGTGAAGAAGGATTAAAGTGTGTAACCTTATCCTTAAGTTGCTTTCCAGTTTTCTCAGACCATCTTTCTTCCACAATAGGGGGAAATATTTGAGACATTTCATCTTCAATTACAACCTTCTCCATAAACAAATCTTGTTCTAGTTTATCAGCAGCATTAATATCAAACCCAATACCATTAGAAATTTGACGTGCAATAATTTGAGATACCATATGCTCAAGCTGTACAGACCTAGGGAACTCACTCATAAACTTTTCTTGAGCTTTAAATATATCAACTGTAACCTCAACATCTCTGATACAATACGTCATCATGTCTTCTGTGAATTGATCCCAGCCATCGGAGAAGTCAATCTTCTCTCGACCCAAGTGTTTCCCCCAGCATTCTAGTGAGTTACCACCAAGGGGATGGTCTTGTCTGTCTGGATACATAAGCTTAGATACAATAAGAGTATCAATAGCCTTTGTTTTGATTGGACCGTATAGTCTTTCTAAGAAAGGAATGTCAAACATGATGATGTTATGTCCAATAATTAACTCAGCATTCCGAAGTAACTCTACACCACAGTCAATGTCGTTACCTCTGAATGTCCATCTGTTTTCAGTATCGATATCTTGTGCTACAAGACACCATACCTGCGTACCTTCTGGCACAGCATTACCCTTCTTGTCAATAATAATTTCGTTTAACCCATCTGATTCAATGTCAAACGCTAATCTCATTTCGTACATCCACATTATTTACAGCCTTAGAAATATCCACATCTAAGTTTAGAAACTGGACTACTCTTTCAATCTCCACCGTGGGATTGGTTACAATATCTTCAAACACAACATTAAGGGTCGGGATCTTATCGTGTTTAATTATATAATCAATATGCTTCAATGTCAACTCTTGTCTTGAGTAAACATCATCAACTGTCTTTCCCTTAAACCAATTGACATACACATTAGAAGAGTTAGTCTCCTCTTTAATTTGTAAGTCAACCTGTGAAAGTTTATGTAACCCCCTTGCTTGCACATCTCTATCTCTTCTCTTACAATAAATAACTTTTTCAATATCAGGTGTGTTAAGTTCTGTGAAAGCAGCGCCCATTATTTTAATAGCCTTACCCTCATGGTCGGGCCAACCAAAGTCTATCATATTATAGATGTCTTTGATAGCAAGTTCCCAGTAACCCTTAGGGTTCATGTTAATAATTTGTTTGCGTAGTTCTCCACTAGAATCTTCGCTCATTAAAGTATTACGACCTTGATCCTTTTCCGGATCCCCAATCATAGGAACCCCAAGCAGGTGTAGGGTCTGCATCATAAGACTAGACCCACACCTACCTGCACCGGTTACTACTATCACGCTTCACCCCAATCGTTTACAATTCGACCTTCATCATCCATTGCAAAGTCAAGCTCCTTCATTCTACCTGTACCATGATCAAAGAACAAGCAGGTAGCAATACCAGATTTACCCGTTAGTCTATTCTTTAGAACACGAACAATAGTAGTATTAGAAACTCTTGAGTCAGGGTTTTGCCTATCACGCTCAAGAGCAATGACAGTGTTTGGTACACTGGCTAGAGAACCAGAGCCACGCAGATCTTGTAGGGTAATACGATCACCCTCTTCGTATGCCTTGTTGGTTTTCTTGAGCTGCGACACAACATCAATCCGTACACCAGTACGAGAGACAAGGGCTCTTAGTTCCTTCATGATGTTATCAATCAGGAGTCGTTCAGAAGAACCACCATCGAAATCATTCTCACTAGTCAGAAGACCAGCAGCTGCCGCAGTAATGTGATCAATAACAATCACATCTACCTGCAATGATACAGCCATGAATTCAATACGAGCACAAAGGTTTTGCAAAGCATTGTTACCAAGGTGATCGTATACATACAGTGATGAGTTCTCAAGATGTTGCCTTGCATGGGCATACTCCTCATCAGTTAGATCATCAATTACATCAATACTAATTGGATCCTTACCAAGCTTAACACGAAGATCATTCATAATCTTCTTAGCTCTAATAGCACGTACTGGTTTGTTCAAGATCAAAGATACAATATCATCTACAGTTTCCTGCGGTGATTCTTCAAGCATGATAGCACCAACACTACGACCTTCTTCAAGGTGGTGGTGGATGATCTCACGAAGTATGGTAGACTTACCACTGCCTGTACCTGAGGCCCATAGTGTAATCTCCCCACTACGCTGACCAAGAAGAAACTCAGACAGGTTATCAAACGGGAAGGGGTATACTCTCACATTATCCATTGATTCAGTGTTAGCAACCTTAGATACATGCAAGATCTCATCGGGAGAATACTGCTGTGCTTCCCACATGGCCTGCACAACAGCCTTACCTGCATTCTTTACAAGACACTCATTCGCATCTTTGTAAGGGAGGCTAGCAATCTTACACTTACCGGGAGGCAGGAGCTCTGCAACTTTCTTAGCCGCATCTTTGCCCGCATCATCCTGATCAAACATCAAGACAACTTCTTCGTAGCTACTGACAAACTCAAGGTTGTCACGGATAGCACGCTCAGCCCCAGCCGCACCGTTAGGCAGGCTAACTACAGGCCACTTATTATCCAAGAGCTGACTCACACTCATGCAGTCAATCTCACCCTCAGTAATAACAAGACGCTTACCTTTCTTACTCTTCCAAAGGTGCTGTCCCCACAATGGGCTATTAGATGTCTCACCCCTCCACTGGAAAACCTTATTAGGTCCACGCAGTTTCTGGGCAATGATCCGTCCTTCGGAAAAGAAAGAAGCAATCTCTACTCTCTTTCCATTAGATGAGAGGACTTGGTAGTCATAGAACCTAGCGGTCTTCTCATTAATTCTACGTTCACCTAAGGCAGTAATACTACCAGAGAGAAAACGTAAACCATTACTGGTTGTTTGTGGTTTATTATCAATCATTCTTTTCATGTTTCCATTTACATAGTGATTACAAGAATAGCAATACTTATGACCATCGTCATATACAGCCAAGTTGTCACGAGAAGTGTCCTGCCCACGGCTAGCGCAGACAGGACACTGTTCTCGTTCAATTACATTAGACATTAAAACTCCTTAGTGACACTTCTCACACTTAGACATAAAGGGACACTTGCTTTTCATCCAGCACCAGAGAGGTGCTCCAATCATAGCGCCAGCAACAAATACTACAATACTGTAGAACGTAGTACCAAGCGCAGAGTTAATCCATTCCATCATAACTTAAGCTCCTTAAGTTTAATTTTGTCATCGTTGACAATTTTCCAAATAACTTTACCAGCCCAAGCGAGGCTCAATGCCCCGGTACATATAGCGACTGGTATAAAAAACCAACTAGCATATAAAGAAATTGCATAGTTAATCAGCAGAAAAACGCTTCCGCCAATAAGTGGCCTCCAACCCATCGTGCCACGCGATATAACTAGAAGTGCCATCCCTGCAAGGATGCATACTCCACCTAACCAGCTGAGCATTGGGGAGCAAGTGCCGCTTGTAGTAGCGGTTGCCATTGCCTCCAATGTGCCAGTCGTTGGGTTTATCATCTTGGTTGTTGAACATCCGTATAGTATAAGGGAAGTCACTAAGATTGTCAAGTACTTAATCATTTAAATTCCTTTCTTTAATACCCTCGATGGGACTCGAACCCATACTCCCTAACGGGAAACAGATTTTAAGTCTGTCGCGTCTGCCAGTTCCGCCACAAGGGCAAAGCACTCCGAGTAGGATTCGAACCTACGACCCACGGCTTAGAAGGCCGTTGCTCTGTCCCCTGAGCTACCGGAGTATAAGAGCATGTCCCCCAGCACTAAGGCTTTCGCCGTCGCAGCAGTTCGCATACTCTTATAGTAGGCCAGCCCGGATTCGAACCGGGGACCAAGCGATTATGAGCCGCATGCTCTGACCGCTGAGCTACTGGCCTAACGGATCTACTCCAACAGTAAAGTAACCATGTCCACCCTTGCGATCCCAGCTTTTAACAGCATAGACCTCATGAATTAAGGTGTCATCTCTCCACAGTTTACCATTAAGCACATCGAAGATAGCCTTAAGATAGTTATCAATGTCTGCTTTTGGTACGAGTAATTTAGTTTTCTTGGGTTGCTTAACATAAATTTCAACATCAACCTTTAAAGGTTCATCATATGGCTCAAAGGAATCCCCAAGAATTAGAGGAATAACTTCGGTACACTCAGCCCTGAAGTATTTATAAGGGCCAGCAAAGTAAGCCCCGTGCCGTGAAACACGGGGCCTACTTGCTGCTACAGGACTAAGAGGGAATAGCCACTCTGGCATCAGAATGGCATATCATCTACGGTTTCGTCGGATTCTTCATTCTTCTCCGTTGGAGGGATGAAGTTAGAACCATCGAAACCATCGGTGGCTTCGAAGCCGCTATCCTCGAAGGCGTTCTTCGTAATGATCTGAACGCCATTCAAGTACAGGCTCATTGAGCCATCCCGCGTAAGCAACGCAGGGGCAAGGCGAAGGCGAACTGCATCTCCACCAAACGGAACTGCTTCAGTGCGACTAGCACCAGCATCCCGACAAGGGAATACACGAACATCCTTCTTGACAAAAGTCTTTGACTTTGCCTTAAGGGTAACCAAGCCATCATCATCGGTACGAAGGCCGTTGATTTTGGTGGCGCCATTTTCTTGCACCAGTTGATCCAGCTTCTTCTGAAGCTCTTCGTCAACAACAACAGTGATGTTGTGGTTAGCTGAGTCTGCTCCGAACTTGTCATCCGGTGCGTGGAGGTGAGCCCACTTAACCTCAAGGGTGTCAGTGGTGAAAGGGTTAATCTTCGTTGTCATCATTATTATCTCCTTCTGTGTTAACATGATTCTTTACAGCTTCCATTGAGCTGTCAATACTATCAATTGTCATGGCAAGCATATTACGAATGTGTGCCACAAACTTCTCTACTTCTTCGAGCGGAATCCAAATACTATCCGGGTCCGCTGCTACTTGTGTGTTCTGTTCATCCATTAGTCCATAATCTCCATGTAAGGATGTCCATCAATTACTACGCCAGCCCCGTTGACTGGCTTCTTTAGAAAGTTCTTACTATAATACATTAATTTGTGGTGCATGTCAACCCCACAGGGAACATTAAAACCAAAAATCTTTTGCCCATTAGGACCACGCATCCAATTGATTGAAGCTACGGAGTGAACGTGTCCACTGACAGTGCTCTGTGCTCTAACCTTGGCGGCATTGAATGCCGGAGTATTTCCTGAAGAAGTACCAGTACCATGGGTGTACGTAACGTTATCTATTACCCACTCATATCCCCACTCCCAATTAGGTGTGTCAAATATTTCTGAGTAATCCTTTAAGTACATTGCTGGAATACCAGCGGAGCCTGACAGTCTTTGGATTCTTTCGTCATGATTACCAATGCATACCTTAGCATTAGGGAACGACTTCTTCCAAGCCTTCATGTTCACCATTGACCTGTGATACTCTGCAACTGCGGAGTCAGCATCAGGATTCTTCTGGTGAAAAGAAATAGCATGATGATCTAATACATCACCAATAAAAACTGTTTCAGTTGTCTTGTACTTTTTCTTTAGATGTTTACAAAACTCGAGGTAATCCTCACGTTCTGCTGGTAGGTGTAGGTCACCTATAACTAATACTCTACTCATAATTAACTCCTCATTCTGGCATGACCAGAATAGCATCAATGTTTACGGGATCTTTTATATCTAACAACTCAAATGTTTCGAGTACATTCTCGAAAAAGATTTGACATAGCCCTTGACTAGGGAAACAAAGCATTACGGTTTTCTTACCGTCTAATACTGCTAACCTTAACATGGTTTTAATACCTAGTTCAAGATCTCCCTCACTCTCAATCGATATCTTCATCATCATAATAGGAATCTGGTATATCAATACAGATCCCATCTCCTTCTTCAACCTCTACGTAAAAGTAATCAGGGTCTGAAAAGGTCATCGCTTCCCTCCTCAGGAATATTTAAAATTAATTCTAACTTATTATCGCTTGGAACTTTTCGAGTAATGAAAGAGTTAAATAAATTAGCCGAGAAAATTTTCATTAACCCAACACTAGGAAACGAAAGCTCTAATGTAATAGGTTCCTTTGATAGTTTGGCTAGTCCAACAGCCATATCAATACTGATTTCAATTTCACCTTCATTGTCTACTATTAAATGCGTCATGTCACTCTCCTTATGCGAAGAAGTATTGGGACTCTAGTACCCCGGACAAATCTAAGTTTCCCCTCTCAGGGATAGGTGGCAGTTGGATTCCTAATTGATGTTCAATCTCTATCTTAAATTTTTCCAACTGATTTTCACTATGTATCTTTAAGAATTCTTCTTTAATACAAAGAAGCATATCATCCACTTGATTGGGGTGACAACCAAAGGAGTCGTGTATCATACAGTAATCTTCAATACCTTTCAAGGCCATCCCCTTTATAGTCATAAACATATGTGCAGCATCTAATGAGTGTACAAAGTTAGGGGAGATAGCTTGTATTGCCCCTCTTGTATCCACATCACAGGTGCGCACAAAGAAAGTAAGTTCCTTATTGTTAAACAATTTTGCTAAGGAACGACGAGTTTGTACTTGGTTGTAGTAATGTACTACCTTAAATCCGCTGGGTGTAGTCCAGCTTAAGTGTTTATTAAGTTCGTTTGCTTTAGAAGTAACTGACTTTAAATAAGACTTGGCTTTGTTAGGCTCTACAAGAGAAGAGTTAAGGCTAGCTTGTATAGCTCTCGCCAACTCTACAATAGCACCACCAACTCTTTCTCTGGCTATCCAATCTAAGTGTCCTTCAACCTTAAGATATTTCTGTATCCCATAAAATGTAAGACCATACGCATCACACATAGTAGAACGTTTGGTTACATTTCTAGGGATTTCTGATTCCCAATGATCAAGAAACTCTACATGCCAATCATTTTCATTCTGATGTTCAGTACAATACATTGTAGTTACATCTGCAACATGTTGATATAAATCTTCTGGGGTATGTGAGGGACTCACGCCGGTAAGTTTAGCAATGATAGGGTCAGCCATGATAGCACTAAGATGTTGGTTACCATTGCATTTACCGTCTAGGTTAGTTGCAATGTAGCTATAACCGTCATCCCGGCATATATCAAAAACAGCAGCAAGACGCTGAAAAGATTTATTCTTTTTCTTGGCATCGTCAATCCACTCCCTGTTACTATATGGGTCTTCTGATATTCGTTTAATCATAGCCCAGTTGTTATCTACCCACTCAATTCTTAAATTAAATGGTAGTTTATCTTGATCGAATAGGTTAGCTAAGTTTATCTTTTGCCAGTATCGGCCACGTTCAGTCAGCTTCTGCCCATTCTTTAACATGATCAAGCCTCGATCTAGGTCAGAAGATTGCGGTGACAGTAGCTCACAGGTGGTGTAAGACCTGCCTCTAAAGTCAAGGGTGTATACGTGATAGAAGAACTTATGAGGGATAAGATCCTTAGCGAGCTTGATCCTGACCAGCATACGGCCACGGCCTTGCTCCTGCTTATACCACTCACCCCACGCCTCTTCACGTTTCTGGCACCAAATGGCTTGCTCTTCTTTTGACCCACCTTTAGGGAAGGGCTCATTAAACATGAACTCTTCAAAGGAATAATAGGGGAGGTTAGCTAGGCCACTGTTGTTTTCAAACATGGTTTCCATGACATCAAGCACGGGCTCATTAATAGTCCATTCGGTTTTCATTTGATTATTTAAACCATCCAGCACCAATTGAGAAGGCTCGGAAAACTTCTGGGATTTGGGGTACTCACCAAAGAAGTTGGATCGATAGCCCTGTACTACGGGTTTCCGTATGGTGATAGTCTGATACCCCCCTGATTCAATCAGTGTATGCTCTTCTGGAGGGGCAAGCATTGGTCGATAGATAAGAGAGGATGTTTCTAATAGTTGATGGCGTTGGTGCAGTTCTTTAAGTACATCTCCGTGTATTTCTACAAAGGTATACTTCTTAAACATCTTACCCTTTTTAATAGTCTTAGGATTAAGGAGGATAATGTTAGAGCATGCGGCTATACGCAACATGTGATGACCAAAGTCATGCTTCTGTTTAATGGACAGGTTTATATTCTCACCCATCTTTAATGCAAATGCCTTACATCTTTTAGTAGTCCAGTTCTTTATAAACTTAGACTGTCGCATCCAGTCTTCACGTTTAGTTTCTTTAGCTCGTTGAAACCCCATGATGTCACAAGCATCCTGTGCGATCTGAGTAGCTACGGATTGAGCCAGAGGAGGGGTGTGTTGCTCTTCATTCCATCTGTATCCCCAGAATCCACTAGAGAACCAGCTACGAATGACGGCACGCATAGTTATGTCAGCCATCTTACGAGCGCCTATCTCTAACAGGGGGTACAACCATTGAGGAGACTTGGTAGACTGACATACATTATCAATCCACTCCTGATAGACAGACTCGAGTTCCAAAACAGAAGAATCGATTAGCTCCTGTTCAGGGATACCCTCGTCGGGTGCTCTGTTATAGTCACGCCAATATCTTTCTCGACCGTAATCTAACATCTTACGTTCATAATCATATTGGGATTCTATTTTTGTTAATTGTACAGACTCAGGTAAACTATTCCATGTTTTCACTAGTAAGTTCCTTAAGTTTTGTTTCGTACTCTTCCCGTGTAATATTACCAAAAGCAAGATCAAAATTTAAATCATAGAGTTCTTTGGGTACGTTAGATTCTCTTTCAACATCGCCTTTGCCAGCACCAGTTGAACGGTATACTTCAGGCTTCCAAATTCTACTACCACCTCTTGCCCGGTGAGCGTCGTCTTTCCTGTGTTTTTCTCTTAGCTTCTTCCAATGTTTGTGTGCATTGAAAGTGCCACCATAACCTTGGTCATGTTCACGTTCCATAAGTTTCTCCTTGATCTACTAAGGGGGTGGGGCGCTTACTCGCGATTGAATCCCCACCCCCCGTTCGATTAGCTGTTTACTTTGCCATTTGAATAGCTGCGGCAAGTACCTTAGACGAATCCTTAGCACCCTTACCAACAAGGTTACCATAGGCAGCAGAAGCGGGGGTCTTCTTGCGTCCACGGGAACCAACGCTGTGTTGGATGTCATTCGTCACGGCATTTGCTGCAATCCAAAGGTTAACGCCAAAGTCTTTGGCTTCATCCTCAAGGGTTTCTACCCACTTGGACATTGTAGTTACAGCCTTTACCTTCTGTAGTTCTTCTTTCTCAGTCGTTGGATTAACAGGGATTGCTCCGTGCATACTCTCAAAGATATTCCAGAAGAACTTATTAATAGTAGCAGTGTCAGTAGGAACAGCCGCAAGTTGCTGAGTGTTCACTGCAAACAAACTACCAGTCTCTTTGAATCTAGAGATAGCCTCACGAGCAAACTCAAGCTTGCTCTCGATATCTCCAGAGTGTTTAATAATAACCTTCCTACTTGCCGAACCCATCGCCATGTCCATGGTGTTCTTACACACAACACGGATGGAAGTAGGGAACATGTGAGCCGACAGCGTACCGTCGTGTCCCCACAGTAGGGCCATGTATCGCTCGACAGTATCACCTTGGATAGCATCAAACGGGGTGCCTCTAAGAAGCAGGTAGATCTTACGACCATCCTGAATAGAGCCAGCGCTTTCTACCTTGGCATCAGAGCCAAAGCATTGAGCAAGACGAAAGATTTCTTCGTTCTGAAGAATTTTGTACTGCTCACTTACAATACCAAGAATAGTATTAGTATCGTCACGTACTATAGCATGGTAGTCGGGGGAGTAAATGTATCCATTACCACCAACCGAGATACCCTTGTGTTTGCTAACAGACCAATCAAGACCGGCCTGTGTCATACCATCCCAGATATCAATGGGATCTTCGATGACATTGCCAAGGCCATGCCATGCAGGGAACTTGAAATATGCGGCAGAATCATTCTCTGTCATTTCGTGCATCGTTGTTTCCTTCGATTTTATCACTAGTTAAATTTTCCCAATCCGTAGATTCCCAATCACGTAGGGTATCCTTTACCTTCTTACGGGTAGGGTATTTTCTTTTCTTTTTTGGACGAGTATAGTCTGATTTAGTCTTGTCGTCCTGTCTTCTTCTCCTCATACGAAACCTCCGAATAAATCATATTCTCCAAGATATCACCAGCCGGAATCCACCCAGCTTCTTCTTTAAAGACGAATCCATCGTCTGTGTAATCTTGTATGTGGTTAAGTTTAAGGAGTTCATCTAATGCGCGTTTACTAATTGTAATTTGAATCTGTTTCATCCTATGTCCTATGTATTATACATTGTTATCGACGTAAGTCAAGACATTTCTTTATATTTTGTAGGAATATATTTATACTTGCTATCTTTTTGGAAGAGAGTTGCATCACTTTTTGCTTCTCTTAGAGTTTTGTACAAGGCAGGGATAGGGTGCCACTCACTAAACTCATCTTGAAACCATCCCTCTGACATCCAAGTACCATCTTCATGACCATCACCAAATAATAGTATACCATATTGTGGGTTAGTCATCAAGGTCCTCATGCATCATTCGTTCGGTAAGTTTATTTTCCATAATGATTTGGTCAGCCTGATCAGCAGGAATGATCTCAAGGATATCAATCTGATAATCAGACAGGACATCATGCCTACCCTTATCAGCTCGGCGGTCTGCCAAGAAGGAATGGAAGTCCATTCCGTACTCATCAAACATTGCTTGAATGATTTCATCTACTTGTTCAGTGTCTTCAGCTTCTACCCGGAACGAGTATACATCTTCGACATTGATATACACTTCAAACTTCTTCACTGTTCTTCTCCTTCATACGGTTAGTCATGAACTCATCATACTCTATGCTATCAACTTCCCAGTCACGAGTCTCACTGTCATGGGTTTCCCACCCATCCCATTCAAAGTTGTAGGGATTTTCTTCGAACATTTCCTTTGCTTCTTCCTCAGTCTTGGCTTCGACATAAGCATAGGCACTGTCCCACGTTGTACTTGTGACATTGATTCTTACTTCAAATACTTTATTCGACATCTGTATCATCCTCATCAAACCAATCAGTGTATCTTTCTATCATGTGCTCCATGAGATCGTTATCTCCATGGAAGGCAGCATACCAGAAATTTTCTGCAACATTTTTCCAGTTAGGTTCAGTCAAGAGGTCCATAGTTTTTCTCCTCAAAGAACATAGAGTATGATTCAAACAAAGTCTTAGCACCAAAGGAACACAGTTTATGTCCACCAGCAGCTACGTACATACTCTTGGCTACTACGAACCAGTACTCAGCCTCACGACGTAGCCAATAAGACTCTTCATCAAAGTCTTTGGTGTGTCGATCCTCCCAATAAGGATCATCGCTAGGCGGGATACCATACATGGGGTTGCCTTCGTCGTTACCCCACATATCGAGGCCAGTCTCAGTCTTCCAATCATCAGTCTTCCAATGTGTAGTAGTCATCGTTTTCCTTTGCATTAATTTCTACCATAACATTTGCAAGGAGATCTTCCTTGTATCGCTCACCATGCCGGTCAAGCCATCCTTCAATTAGAATCTCAAGGTCAGACCAAACATCATCAGCAATATTATCAATCAAGGGTTCTACTGCTGTGTCCATTTCATTTTCGTTCGCACCTGTATCATTTTGAACTTCCATATACCAACAGGATTGATATACGTAAGATCGTACAGTGTCCGTAATCTCATAAATTGCACTCATAGTGTTTCAATTTCCTTAATCATAGTCTTTGGAATCTTAGTAATTTGACCACACTCTTCAGGCCCAAGGTCAGAAGTAATAGCAATGTAGTCGTTATCTTGATACAATACCCAGCCTACGCTAGACATCAACGGTGGTGGAGTATTGGCTTGCTCAATACCTTCTTCAAGTCTCATCCAAGAAGAATCTCCATATGTTTCTGCGTCAGTCCACAGAATTTTCGTTATAACATAGTCGTTCTGCATAGCTATAATTCCTTTCGTCGATAAATTCCTGTACTGTTTTATAGATAGGTTCCCATCCTCTAATACCCCAAACTTCTAGGAAGTTTAGAATGTTTCCATCTTTGTCCGCAGGAAACAAAAGGGTTTCCCAATCTCCATGATCACTGGCGTGTACTCTAGACGCTATAAAGTATCTTGTTTCATTAGACACTTCTAGCGTTTCATGATCCAATACCGCAAGGGTATCGCCAATGAGTCTATACAACCTAGCGGTTCTAGTTTTTGTTTCTTCAATAGTTTTAAGTAAGACTGCTTCAATCAAGGTCAGCACCCCATGTTACTTCCTCATCCCATCCGTTTTCACAGAGGAAATCGTAAGCCTCTTGCCCGTAAAGACTTAGCTTTTCGTAGTCTTCAAAGTTACCTTCCTTCGTAGACATGTAGCCTTCAATCTCTAGGGTATCATAATTCATTTCGTAATCAGTACAGCCGGGGGAATCCCATGAACTGTCCTCACAATACCCATCACCAGTTACGGAACCTTTACCATCAACGCAAAGGTTATCATTCTCCAAATAGAAAGTGAAGAAAGCACAGGCTGGGAAGTATCCACAATGAGTCATTTATTATCTCCAGTTAGTTTGTTAACTCTAGCAATTAGTAGAGTAGGTTCTCTATTTTTATCCATCCATTGATCTAACTCTGAATTAGACCACTTGTGTTTGTTTGCATGTTTGACCAATGCCTTTAGGGCTTGGCTGTATTTATCGTATTTTGTCACGCCGAGTCTTCCAGTCCTCTTTCCATTGTATATAAAGAGGGGGAAGATCGTTACGTTTTCTGGTGCCGGGGATGGCATTAGCAGAAACATAAGTTCTTGTCTTGCTGTCTTCTACATGTTTCCATTTTTCTGTATAGGCTTCAATAGGTTCATATACATTAGACACTTCTTGAAGCCTTGTCAAAGGGGGGTTAATTACTTTACCCAACAGGTTAGGGTTGGGATTGTTTTCGTAAAACTCTTTTAGCATTTTGTTCTCCAGTAAGTAGAGATGTTTCTACTCTTGGCCTCTCTATGGCCTCATCCTAGCCACTACACACCATCACTACAGTCTAGGCTTGTCTACGTAGTTTTTACCACACTTCAAATCCATCACCACATTCTCTAAGGAATCCAACGAACTCAAGAAGGTTGCCCTTACTTGTACCGTAGTAGTTAGAGCCGTCTTCGTTCTTAAAGATATCTGGTGAGTATGTATCTTCTACATTTTCATTGGTCCAGTCTTCTAGCTTGTCTGCCAGTTCATGGCAGGCTACTTCATTACGTAGACCAGCACCGTCATTGAATCCCATGGCTTGAAGCAGGTCTTCACTAAGTAGTTCACCTTGATCTGCTGCCCAGATAGCCTCAACGATAGGTCGCCAGCCCCAACAGTTAGCACGAAAGTAAGTACCTTCGTTAACACCATACACATCCATACCCATAAGGGTCTCCTAACAAAGATACATTCTAACAGGCTCCATTATAACAAACAATCGAGCACCAATCAAGAACATATGTGGAATAATCATAACATTTCTACCTTTACTTCTTCGGTTCCGTACTTCTGATGCAGGCTATTGAGTCTATCCATAGCCATGCCTCGGATCTCCGTAACAGTCTTCTCACCGTAGGTGTGATTCTGCATCATGGGAGGGAACAGTTCCTTTACAGTACCACACAACTCACCTGTGGGTGAGATAGCAGGGTACATAAACCAACAATACGAATTATACGAATCATCAGGGTTGTCTGGGGTGGGTTTCTGGAACCCGTGTTTCTTAGTCATTTTATTCTCCTTGATTTTGTGTAATGCTTTATGACTCTTGGCAGCACTCAAACCTCAACAGACCTCTGACACCGCCCCTAATCCAGTTCTGCATTGGGTATAGTCTCACGCTCTATACTAACGCACGGCTCACCGTGATATTAGGAGGGGCCGGGATTCGAACCCG